AAAGAAAGAGCTGAAGCTATGGGTAAAACTAAATCCTTGGATAAAAAAGGACAGCAAAGATTAACTGAAAAAGAAAAAATTAAAAAATTAGCAGAAGATAAAGCTAAAAATATGATTGAGGTTATATTATCTACTAGGGAGGACGATAAGGATTTGTCCGATGGTAAAAATTCTATGTTGGATGTAAAAATAAAACAATTACTTAGACTTGCATCTGCTGAAGGTGTTTCTATCGAGGAATTACTAAATAAGATAAGTAGTAATGAATAATGATTTAAAAAATGATGTTTATGTAATACCTGATTCTTTAATAGATTTATTAAAGGTTGGTTTATCTAAATTACAAGCTGGAGATAAGGGGTATACTCGTTGTAGTAATATGGTGAGTGACGGTAAACTAACCTACCCTCAAGCCAAAAAATTTAAACATGAATTAGAAAACGATTTAGAAGGTGATGAATATTCATTGGTTGGTGGTGATGATATGTTAGATTTTATAAATAATTCTCTAGAGGGAAGAAGAGATAGTGTTTATCAGTCTAAAAAAATTAGACAAAATGCGGGTGAAGAAAACGTTTTTAAAAAAACCCATACCAAAGATAAGTCTAAAAACCCAACAAAAGTAAGAAAAATTAAAGTAGCAAAAAATAGTGACGATATACTTAATAATAGAGCTGTTTACGAAGAGATAAACAGAATAAAACAACTTTTAAAATAAAAAATTATGCCAGATTATAATCAAAAAAAACCAGGTGAACAATTAACACAACAATCAGCTAAATTTAGAGAACAAATGATTGTTAAAAATACCTATCAAGTAGGGGATGAAACTGGGTATAGTGCAAACCACCCAAACGCCTTATCTAATGGTGACGATAAAGGTAAGGGTAGTGCAATATATCTTGATGTTTTCGGTGAAGACATCGGAACACGTACTGATATTATGGGGAATGGTGAAGCAAACACCGGTAGAATCAATAATTTAAAAACCAACCTATATAGTAAACAAAACGAATATAGTGCAGGTAATTTAGATTCAGGTAATGGTTACGCACCACAACAATAATTAAATGAAATTAATAGGTTCTTTAATAGAGTTATTAACTGAGAATGTTTCTAATAGTGTTATAAAAGACGCTATCACCAACAAACATACTTGTGAGCTTAGGTATTTAGATGACGAAAAATTACCTGATGGTGGTAATGTGCGAGTAATCCAACCAGTAGCTTACGGATACTCTAAAAAAAATAACCCTGTTATAAGAGCATACCAAACATCGGGTCCCTCACTTAAAGTTAATGAAAAAGGAATTCCTTTGCCTGACTGGAGGTTGTTTAGGGTCGATAGGATAAAAAGTATGAAACCTAAGAAAGGTGATGATAGTTTATTCTTGACTTTTGGTGAACCTCCACTATATAATCCTGTAGGGGATAACTCTATGACAAGAGTAATGTACAATTCAAAATTTTAAAATTATGCCAGACATGACAACTTTACAACAATCTTTAATAAACGCTAGAAAAGTGATGACTAAAGTAGATGATGGTGATTTTCCAAAAGGAAACACTAACCGTGCTATGTCTATGGGTAATATAACTGATTCTAATGGATTATTAAGTGAATCGACACCTAGTACTATACCCACACCTAATTTACCCAACATAGACATCAATAGTGCAAAAAAAGACCTAACACCAAAAGCACGTATGACAGAATCACAAATAAAAAATTCTAAATTACCTGAAGCTATAAAAAAAGCTATGATTGAAAATCCTATACCTGATGTTCCTTTTAATGGGGGCGGTGTTGGTTTAAGTGAAGAGTTTTTAAGCGGTGTTAAAAATGAAATGAATAAACAAGGTATGGGAACAACCTCAACACAAAAACCACAAAGACACAATAAACCAACTAGTAACACAAAAAAACTATCTTCTAAAAACTTAAAAAGTATCATAAAAGAATCTGTAAGAGAAATTCTAGATGAGGTTGTTGATACCAAAATCAATGAAAGTATTGGCCTTAGAAGTGATATGAATGAAAATTTCCAATTCCGTGTTGGTGATAAAGTTTTTTACGGTAAGATAACTTCTACAAAGACTGTAAAATAAACCCCTAAACCCCTTTGACAAATTCGTTTTTTCCTGTTATAATTAAAACATGGAAAAAAAGAAATATAAAATTTGTGTACTACCCTCTGATAGAACAGGGGTATCAAAGTTTAGGTCTGTCGACCCACATACATACTTACAAGACATGTACCCGGAAGAGTTTTGGGTAGATATAGTTTATGACCCACCTTACTATGATGATGATTTTTGGAAAGGTTATGATTTAATTCATTACCATAGAAGTATAGGCCCAGATTATGAAGCTTCTGCTGCATTAGCTAAAAGATTAACACAGTGGGGTATACCTCATGTGTGTGATATAGATGACTACTGGTTACCTACTGTGGACCATCCGGCTCATATGATTGTAAAAAATAATAAAATAGATGAAAAAATAAGAACAAATCTTACTTTAGCAAGATATGTTACAACTACAACTACAGTATTTGCTGACGAAATCAAAAAACTAAATAAAAATGTTTTTATATATCCAAATGCTATAGACCACGAAGAAAAACAATATATCCCAAAACCAACAAAAAGTAATAAAGTTAGAGTTGGTTGGTTAGGTGGTTCCTCTCACATAAAAGATTTAGAAATTTTAAGTGGTGTTGCTGGTAGACTATATAATGATAGAAAAGACAAGTTTCAAGTAGTTTTATGTGGTTATGATTTAAGAGGTACTATGACTGTTTTTGATGAAAAAACTGGACAACAGACTCAAAGACCTATCCAACCTATGGAGTCTGTGTGGTACAAATACGAACAAATTATGACTGATAATTATAGAATTTTAGGTGACGAATCTTACAGAGAAGAACTTTTATCTTTTAAGAAAAAACAAATTACCGGTGATGAAAATTCTAACTATAGAAGAGTCTGGACTAAACCAATCACAACTTACGCTTCTAATTATAACAATTTTGATGTGAGTTTGGCACCACTTAAAGAACATATTTTTAATAAGGTGAAATCACAACTAAAAGTTATAGAAGCTGGATTCCATAAAAAAGCTTTAGTATTACAAGATTATGGCCCATACACTATTGATTGTATAAACGCTGTTAAATTTGGTGGTGGTTTTGATGATAAGGGTAATGCTATGATGATACCAAAAAGTAAAAATCATAAATTGTGGTACCAACACATTAAAAAACTAATAGACAACCCTTCTCTAGTGGAGGATTTGGGTGAAAGATTATATGAGACTGTATACCCTAGATATACATTAAAAACTGTAACTACCCAAAGAGCAGAATGGTATAGAGAAATAATAAATAAATCTTAGTATGGGTATATTAACATTAATAATAGGTTTTGGGGTTGGTCTTGTAAGTGGACTATACCTTTCTAGTCAAATAGAAAAAAACATAAATAAAAGAATAAATAAAAAATAAAAATTATGTATTATCAAGCAATAGTAGCATTTGAAACCGGAGTTTTAGATAACGAGGGGAACGCAAAAGTAAAAAAATTTAAATATGTAGTAGAGGCAGAGTCACTATACGAAGTTAATAAAAGGTTGGCAACTTATTTGTCTGAAGACACTAGAGATTCTGAAGTTGTGTCTATAGTTAAGGCTCCTTTTGAGGATATTTTACACCCGGAACTAACACCACAATATTACAAATAAAATGAAAGATAAATTAGGTAGTACATGGGACAGAATTAAAAGTGTTGTTAGTAATGAAGAAAATTCTATAAGTGATGAAAAAATGTTATCTCATTTAGGTGTAGATTCTAAAATGTTGAAGGATTTGGAAGACGAAACTGTTAAGTCTGCTATGGAGGGTGTGAAACCAGTAATCAAATATCAGAACAATTCTACAAACTTAGATTTATCTTACAAGTATATAGACGATAGTGGTATGGATTTAAGAGCTAATCTAAAAGAGCCTATGACACTTAAATCTTTAGAAAGAGGATTAGTACCCACAGGGATTCATTTTGAGTTGCCCGAAAGTTTAGAAATCCAAGTTAGACCTAGAAGTGGTCTAGCTATTAAAAGTGGGATAACCGTACTAAACACACCAGGTACTGTAGATAGAGGTTATAACGGAGAAATAAAAATTATTTTAATGAACTTAAGTAAAGATGATTTTGTTATTAATCATGGTGATAGAATAGCACAGGCGGTAGTTTCTCCAGTAATTTCAGGTAGGTGGGCTAGACTAGTAAAAGTAAATAACTTAACAAAAACCCAAAGAGGTGATGGTGGATTTGGGTCAACAGGTATAGAATAAAATGAGTTTATCGATAGTATTTAGTACAAAAAAAATAAATGAAGATTTTGTTAAATTAATAAAGTCTACTTGTGGGGTACACAATGTTGAGATTTTGCCTTACGAAAATCCTGGAAAATACTCACTTAATGAGGTCTATAATATGGGTTTAAAAAAAGCTACTAACGATAAAGTCGTATTTTGTCATGATGATATAAAATTTGATACGAAAAATTGGGGTAGAAAAATGTTAAAGAACTTTTCTAAGCATCCTGATTTTGGAATTATAGGTGTAGCGGGTACTCGATACCTTTCAACCACCGGTAGATGGTGGGACGACTTTTCAAAAATGCATGGTGCTGTATACCACGAAAAAGATGGCAATAGGTGGTTAACAAGATATTCTAAAGATATAGGACTTAATTTAATGCCTGTAGTCTTAGTGGATGGATTGTTTTTTGGGGTTTCTAAAAGTAAGTTAGTTAAACATTTTGACGAAAGTATAAAAGGCTTTCACTTCTACGATGTAGAATTTTGTTTTTCTAATTTTTTAGAGAATGTTAAAATAGGTGTTTGTACTAATGTTAGAATAACTCATTTATCTATCGGTCAAACTAATGATGAATGGGAAAAAAATAGAGAGGTTTTTGCTGAAAAATATAAAGATAAATTACCTGTTAAAATGAATAGACCTTTTTACGATAATGAAAAATTTGATATTTTAATTAGTACCGTATCTTTAAATGAAGAAATAATGGACCTCTCAATAAACATTAAGAAACTAGGACATAATTTATCTTTACTATGTGAACACTCTAGTTCGCATAAGAAATTTTTAAATAGAAAAGGTATCGATATTCATCCTATTAATACACCCCCTGGTTTTAAAATGGGTGATGGGGAGTGGGCTTTGAGTGGACCTAAAGGTCCTATCCAATCCGAAAAAGGTAAATTATATAAAATGAAAGAGATTAAATTTGATGTTATACATACCACAGACAATCAACTTATGGAGTACATGAAAAATTTCTTTCCTAACACACCACAATTTAATAGTGATGATGAGGTGGGGTTAAAGGGTGATTTAATAAAAAAATATAAAAAAGTTTTAGAATGGTAAAAATAGTTTCTGGTTGGAGTAATCGTGGTGGTTCTACTTTCGCATTTATAAATCTTACAAATGCATTAAATAAAGCTGGTTATGATACTACATTTTATGGCCCTCATGAATGGCATTTAGATAAATGTAAATCTGGTAGGATGAATGAAATAAACATGAGTAAAAATGATAATATGATTTTTCATTTTATACCTTTAAATGGTAGACCTGATGTTAGAAAAGTTTTGTTATCTTGTCACGAAAAGAATATTTTTGAAGTTGGTGATATCCCTCAGTATTGGGATGAGGTTGTTTTTTTAAATAAAAAACAAAGAGAATACCATAATAGATACAAAGGTAGATATAACATAATACCTAATCTTAAAGAAGTTTTAGAAAATAAACCTAAGTCAGCAACAGCAAAAGGTGTAGCAGGAATTATTGGTTCTATAGACGAAAATAAACAAACTCACATTTCAATACAAAAAGCTGTAAAAGACGGATTTAAGAAAATTATGTTATTTGGTAATGTAACCGACCCTAACTATTATAATAATTTTGTAAAACCACTTATCGATGAAAAGGTGATAGAAAGAGGTTTTATTAGTGATAAACAAAAAATATATGATGAAGTAGAAGCTGTATACCTATCATCAAATAGTGAAGTAGCTTCATTAGTAAAAGATGAGTGTGAAACTACTGGCACAAAATTTTATGGTAGTAAAGCTACTGAACATGATGTAATAAACCTATCTAATGATGAAATCATAAAAGAATGGGTTAAAGTTTTAGATTTATGATTATAGGTAATGGACTTATCGCTAAATCATTTTTAAAAAAATACGATAAAGATGATATTGTTATTTTTGCGTCAGGAGTATCAAACTCAAAAGAAGATAATCCAAAAAATTTTAAAAGAGAAAAAGACTTATTACTAAAAACCCTAGAAACCCACCAAGAAATAAAATTTATATATTTTAGTACTGTCCTTATTGGTTATAAACATAATCCATACTATTCACATAAAAAAGAAATGGAGAATTTAATAAGATTACACACTAAAGATTATATCATATTTAGAGTTCCACAATTAATAGGTAGTTGTGGAAATAATAATAATCTTATAAACTATCTAGTGGGTAAGATAAAGTCAGGTGAGTCTTTTAAAGTTTATGGTAACCTTAAAAGAGCTGTGGTAGATATAGAAGATTTAGTTAATTTTGTTATGTATTGTGAAAACAAAATTAGTTGTAAAACTGTTTATGTGGGGGGTATAGAACCTATTTCTGTTGTTGACTTATCAAAAATAATTCAATATTTTTTTAATGTTAATGATGGTAATTTAAAGATGGAAATTAAAGATACTAATGAAGATAATAGATGGACTTCATTGACAAGTCCCATTTTTAAAGATTATTTATCTGATTTTGGTATTGAGTCTAGGGGTTATACACAAAAAATAATAGAAAAATATATAAAATAATAAATTATGATAGTACTAACTGGTTTTTATAACGCTGAACAATATATAGAGCGTTGTCTTGCTACTATTCAGTCTCAAGACTATAAAGATTTTACGTGTTATATAACACATGACCATTCTACAGATAATTCAGTAAATTTAGTAAAGGAATTTATTAAAGATGACAAAAGATTTGTTCTAGTTGAGGATAGTGATAAAAAATTATATCAAGCTGGAAACTTTGATACTGTTATTCGTAATAACCCTAATATAAAAGACAGTGATGTCCTAGTAGAGGTAGATGGTGATGACTATCTTCCTGATAGAGGAGTTTTGAGTAGAATTAATAAACTTTACGAGGATGAAGATGTCTGGATTGCTAACGGTAGTTTTAGATATTCTAGTGGACAACCAGGATTTTCCCAAAAACAAACAGGTTTTGATAACTTGAGACAAGTTAGGTTTACAGCTTCTCATATTAGAACTTGGCGTGCATTTTTATGGAGAAATATAAAAGAAGAAGACTTACGTGATGAAAATGGTGATTACTGGCAGTGGAGTGGTGATTTGTGTTTTATGTACCCAATGTTAGAAATGTCAGGAGAAGAACATTATAGATTTATGAATGAGGTAAATTACGTATATAATGAAACCAACCCAATAAATGAACACAAAATAGATATGACGATGGTTAATAACCACGCATCAAGAATAAGAAGTAAAAAACCATATAAAAAATTAAAAATATGAAAAAAATAGATAGTATATTACCAACACTGTTAAATTATTTACAGGAAAATAAACCAAAATACTTATACAACCAATCTTTTGTGCCTGGTGAAAGTCAAGTACTATATTCAGGACCTTACTGGGATGAGGAAGAAATTATGGCAGCCATTAAAACTTTTATAGAAGGTAAGTGGGTAGTTGCTGGAGAAAATGTAAATAAATTTGAACGTGCTTTTGGTAGAGTTTTTGGTGCAAAATTTGTACAAATGGTAAATTCTGGTAGTTCAGCTAATTTAGTTCTAATATCGGCTCTAAAAAAATATTTTGGTTGGGAGGATGGTGACGAAGTCATAGTTTCTCCCGTTGGATTCCCAACAACTATATCTGTTTTGGTACAGAATGGTTTAAAACCAGTTTTTATAGATATAGAGTATGAAACTCTTAACTTTGACATTACAAAAATAGAAGAAAAGATAACCCCTAAAACTAAAGCTATTTTTGTTTCTCCTGTCCTGGGTAATGTTCCTGACATGGACTTTTTAACTGAATTATGTAAAAAACACGACATAAGATTAATTGGTGATAGTTGTGATAGTATTGGGTCTAAATGGGATGGTAAACACTTAAGTGAATATTACGAAGCGTGGACATCTTCTTTTTATCCTGCACACCACATATCAACAGGAGAAGGTGGAGCTGTATGTACTAACATAGCACCATTAAAAAGATTATTTACTAGTTTTGCTTGGTGGGGTAGAGATTGTTATTGTGTTGGTTCTGCTAATTTATTATCGTGTGGTACTTGTGGTAAAAGATTCGATAAATGGTTAGATTCTTATGACGGAATAATTGACCACAAATATGTTTTTACTAATATGGGTTATAACCTAAAACCTATGGATTTACAAGGTTCTATTGGACTTATTCAGTTAAAGAAATTTGAGGAGATTGACAACAATAGAAAACGAAGTAAAAATACTATAGAATCTATATTTTTAAAATATGTTGATGGGATTAAGGGTGTATCTATGTTACCTAAAGCTGACACTTGTTGGTTTGGTACTCCTTTTATTTGTGATAATAAACAATTAAAAGATAAACTAGTTGCTTTTCTAGAAGAGAATAAAATACAAACTAGAAATTACTTTGCTGGAAACATACTAATGCACCCAGGTTATAAACATTTAGATGATTTAAATAAGTACCCAAACGCTAATACAGTTTTAGACAAAGTATTTTTTGTGGGGGCAGCACCACATTACACAGAAGAAGTTTTTGATTATATAGAAAGTATATTTGTTAATAAATGGGAAAATTAAAAGTTTTAGTATTAGGTGATGGTTTACTAGGTTCGGAAATTGTTAAACAAACCGAATGGGACTATATTTCTAGAAAGAAAGATGGTTTTGATATTACTGATATGGAAACTTATCATTTACTAACAAATGTAGAATTTGGTGCTATACAACATTGTAAATATGATATTATTCTTAATTGCATTGCAAATACAGACACTTACAGTACTGATAAAGATTTACATTGGAAAGTTAATTATGAAGGTTTATCTAATCTAATTAAATTTTGTAATGACTGGAAAGTAAAGTTAGTTCATATATCCACAGACTATGTTTATTCTGGTTCTGATACAGAGGCTACCGAAAATACCGTACCTGTTCACTGTAACAACTGGTATGGTTACACTAAGTTGTTAGGTGATGGTTTGGTTCAACTAAAATCAAATAATTACCTTTTATGTAGGTGTACTCACAAACCTAAACCATTTCCTTATGATGGTGCTTGGATTGACCAGGTTGGTAATTTTGACTATGTCTCTAACATCTCAAAACTTATCATAGATATGATAACCAATAATTTAAGTGGTTTATATAATGTGGGCACTGAAACTAAAACAATATATGAACTGGCTTCCGAAACAAGAAAAGTTAAAAAAATATATGCACCACAACAAGTACCTAAAAATCTTTCTATGAATTTAGATAAATTACATAAAGGTTTAAATAAACCATTTTTTTCCATAGCTATACCAACTTATGGATACAATGGAAGGGGGGTTGAGTTTTTAGATTTTAGTTTAGAAATTATAAGTAGACAAACTTTTAAAGACTTTGAAGTTGTATTATCAGACCATAGTGAAGATGATACTATAAAAGAGGTTTACGATAAGTGGGCTGACAAGTTAAATATTAAATATTTTAGGAATTCTAAAGGTAGGGGTATCATATCTCCTAATATAAATAACGCTATGAAGTTATGTAACGGTAAATGGATTAAAGTTTTATTCCAAGACGATTTCTTATATAACGAAAACTCTTTAGAGCTACAACACGAATTACTAAACGCTCAACCAAACATAAGTTGGGTTATGACTAAATTCTATCATAGTAATGACGGTAAGTCGTTTTATAGACTATACAACCCAAGATGGAATAATATGATATGGACTGGAAATAATACCATGGGATGTCCTACTGGTATGACCATTAAAAATAAAAATCTAATATTTTTTGACGAAGGTTTAAATTGGTTGATGGACGTAGATTATTACAAACGTATGTTTGATTTACATGGTGAACCAACTATATTAGATGAAATAACAGTAGTTAATAGGACTTGGGGTAATAGACTTACTGATACCATACCTCAGTCTTTAAAAGATAAAGAATTTGAAATGTTAAAACTTAAATATGCTTAATTTAAAAAATGTAACACTTATAGCCCTAAGTTCAATAAAACTAGAAAAAACCATTAAAGCTTTAGAGTATAGTTGTCGTGGAATTAGTTTTGGTGGGGTTAAATTAGTTTCTGACACAAGACCTGATAATTTACCTGATTTTATCACTCATGAATTTTGTCCTAAAATGTCCAATATAGATGAATGGAATTACGCTGCGATATATGAGTTACCTAAACATGTGTCTACGGAATTTGCTATGTTAATACATGATGATGGATTTGTTGTTAACCCAGAATCTTGGCGTGATGAGTTTTTTGAGTATGATTATATAGGTGCTCCTTACCCACTACCACAAGATAATTTTTCGTATAGAGACATAAATGGTAATCTGATAAGAGTTGGTAATAGTGTTTCTTTAAGAAGTAAAAAATTACTAGACTTACCTATAGAATTAGATTTGGAATGGAAAGCTTTTCATGGATATTATAATGAAGACGGTTATATTTGTGTAAACTATCGACATAAGTATCTTGAACATGGTATGAAATTTGCTGATATAGACGTTGCCAAATATTTTTCACACGAAAATATGATGCCTGAGATTCAAGGAATAAAACCTTTTGCTTTCCATAGACACTATGGAACAAACTCTATTTACCCAAACTATGGAAAATAAAAAAATACATACTAATTTTGTAGTCGCTAGTGATTACAATTGGTTACCTGAAAATCTAGAGGATTCCTGGGTACACCAATACACAGATAACTATTTAATCTATGATAAATTTCATAGATTTGAAGAGTCCGATAAAGTTAAACATCAACTAAATGTGGGTCAAAATATTTATGATATGTTTGATTTCATTGTTAGAAATTATGATAACTTACCTGAATGTACTTTATTTTGTAGAGCATGTTTATTATGGCCAAAAGATACTGGTACACCTAGATTGGACGATAATGGGAATAGGTTGTCTAATGGTAATTGTGGGTTAGATAAATTCCATGAGTTGATGAATAACAATACATTTACAGAATTACATGATTTTGGTCCTGAAGTGCACAAAGGTCCTGGAAGTAAGATGGCTGAAGATGGTGGGTTTTTAGAAATTAATAACAGTTGGTATTTCCACCATGTACCATCTAGACACTTTAACAATACCAATGCTTTTCTACAGGACGTATTTGTAAATCCAGAATTACCAGAATATATAAGATTTTCACCTGGTGGAAACTATATAATACCTAAACACACTATATTAAAGTATAGTAAAAACTTTTATGAACAAATAAGAAAAATACTTAACTGGGATGTTGTTGTTGGTGAAGCACATCTTATTGAGCGTTGTATATATACTTTTTTTACTTGTGACTATGAGGTAAACGAAAAATATAAATAATGTCAACAATCAGAGCTTTCATGTTTCACGATGTTAGGGATTTATCACAAACTGAGTATCCTAGCAGATATAATTTAAGGTCTTTTATAGATAAAAAGGAATTTAACCACCAACTAAACTTTATAAATAAAAATTATAAAATAATAAGTAGTTTGGAGGTGCCTAATTTAAATTTAGATGATGGTAATATAAATTATGCTGTTTTAACTTTTGATGATGGGTTGGTCGACCATTTTTATGTTCACCAACAATTAAAAAAACTGAATATTAGTGGTACTTTTCTAATACCTACGGCTCCTGTTGTTGAGCAAAAAATGATTCACAGTCACACAATACAATTTATTTTAGCTGCGAGAGATGAAAAATTATTAACCAAAGAAATTTTATTAAACTTTGAAAACTCTTCTGACTTATGGATTAAGTATTCCCACACCAACTGGGTAGACAATTGGTGGACTAAAGAGATGATATTTGTTACTAACTTTTTAAGACGGTACAAATCTCCGACTTTTAATAATTACCAGTATACGGAACATCTTTTCCAAAAATACGTTTCTAAAGATATCCATTCTTTCGCTTCTAACTTTTATCTTAACCCAAACCAAATAGAAGAAATGAGTTACAATAATATGGTTATAGGTGGACATGGTAATTCCTCAGACAATCTTTTATTGGTAGAAGATGTCGAGGCTGACATAAATAGGTCACATTGGTTTGTTGAGCATTTTTCCGATGATTTTGTTTTTTCTTACCCTAATGGTGGTTTTAATCAAGAAATAAAAAATACTTTAAAAAAGTATAAATGTAAGTTATCTTATACCGTAGTACCCCAAACCTTAACTTCATTAGATAATATAGACGTTTTAGAGTTTCCTCGTTACGATTCTCCACAAAGAATACCATTAAAATGAAAATAGTTTATTATGGATATCGTGAATGGTCTTTTAAAATATTTAATAAACTTAAAGTAACAGACAAATATTTAGTCACACATAAAGATTATAGTATTATAGACACAATTAAACCAGACTTGGTTTTTTTTGTTGGGTGGAGTGATATTATACCCCAAGAAATAATAGAAAATAATTTATGTGTTTGTTTACACCCATCACCCCTACCCAAATATAGAGGGGGTAGTCCTATACAAAACCAATTATTAAAAAATGAAAAAAATAGTATGGTTAGTTTATTTGTTATGGATAAGGGTATTGACACTGGGGACATCCTATTTCAATCACCCATTAGTCTATTTGGTGAGTTAGATGATATTTTTAATGAAATAGTAAGAGAAGGAATCAAAGGTATTGACTTTATAGTGGACAATTTCCAAGAAATTCCTACTTTTAGAAAAAAGCAAGATTTAGATTCTGGTACTTTTTTTAATAGATTGAAACCGACTGATAGTGAGTTAAAGGTTGAGGATTTTATTGAGTACGGTCCAGAGTATTTTCATAACAAAATTAGAGGGTTATCTTCACCTTACCCTAACGCTTATATAAAGTGTAAAAATGGTGAAAAACTATACATATTAAAAACAAGATATTAATGAGAAATGAAAAAATATTCATAACAGGTGGAGCGGGGTTTTTAGGTAGGAATCTCGTTAAAAGATTATATAAAGATAATGAAATAACAGTATATTCTAGAGACGAAGCTAAACATTATTACATGAAAAAAGATTATCCTTCTGTTAAGTTTGTTGTTGGGGATATAAGAAATAGAGATTTATTAATTAGAAAATCTAAAGGTCACACTGTTGGTATTTTTGCTGCGTCTTTAAAACAAATTGAGGCGTGTAATGACAATTACGAAGAGGCCGCTAAAACAATTGTAGACGGAGCCTTTAACTCAAGACTAGCAGCTGAACAAAATAATTTTAAGTCTGCTTGTTTTATTTCCACAGATAAGAGTAGAGCTGCCACAACATTATATGGTGCAATGAAATATGTCGCTGGTGAAGGTTTTGTGGTGGGTGAGTCTAATTGTAAGTTAACTACAGCTATATATGGAAATGTTACAAACTCTACTGGTTCTATAATACCATTAATTTGGAATTTCATTAATAAAAATGCGATATTGTCATTATACGGCACTGAAATGACCAGATTTTTACTAGATGTAGATGATGCTGTAGATTTAATTATGAAGTCACCATCTTACGCTGGGTGTAATTTAATTCCTATAGCAAAATCATTTAAGGTTAAAGACTTATTTGATATTTATTCGGAAGAATTTGGTTTACAATATAAAGTTACAGAACCTCGTACTGGTGAAAAAATACATGAAATAATGGCATCCAATGAAGAGGTTAGGAGAATGGAATTAATAAAAAATGATGGAATCTATTTATTACACCCACAAAAAGACATACACCAAATATCGTTTAAACATGGAGAATATTCCTCCAGAGACCACTGTCTTACTAAAAATGAATTATATAATTATTTAAAATCTAAAAATTTTTACAAATAATGAAAGTTTTAGTTTTAGGTCATAAAGGTATGTTGGGTCATATGGTATCAAAATACCTACGTGATAATAAGGTAGAGGTTGTCACTAGTGATGTGAGATGGCCAGAATCCCCTTTTAAACGAGATATTAAATTAGATTATGTTATTAACTGCATTGGTGCTATACCTCAAAGAACCAAAACTTTTGATATAAATTGGCACCTTCCGATATGGTTAGACTTTAATTCTCCTTGTAGAGTTATTCATCCTGGTACTGATTGTGAAATGGATGACGATGATTATGGTAAATCTAAAAAAACCGCTGCCGACTTTCTAAACTCAATTGGGACCCAAACTAAAATACTAAAGACTTCTATTATTGGTCCAGAACTAAACAGTAACTCTAGTTTATTGGAGTGGTTTTTATCACAAAATGAAGATGTTTTTGGTTATACTAAAGCTATGTGGAATGGGAATACCACACTAGAGTGGGCAAAACAATGTCTTGCCCTTATGACTGTTTGGGACGATTATCCAACGGAAACAATATTAGAAGGTCAATGTGTAAGTAAGTATGTATTGTTGGAGACTATTAATGGTGTTTTTGGGAAAGGGTTAACTATAAATCCTAAGGAGGATGGTAAGGATAAATGTCTTACAGGTAGAATTAAAACTGACAATATCAAAAAACAATTAGAAGAACTAAAAAAATATTATTATGATAACAACTAATTTAACGGGTAATTTAGGAAATCACATGTGGCAATATGCTGTTTGTAGAACTATAGCAGAAGAACTAGGGTATGAATGGGGTATTAACCCAACGCCTAGTCACGATTATTTTAACGGTGCAAATCAAATGGATTTTATGGATGTAGATTTTGGTATGGTGGTAAGTGGTATTGTTAACGAATATCATGAGCCTTGGAAAACCTACCACCATGTAGACGCTGTAAACATAACAATGTTAAACTCTAGTTTATATGAAATAGATGATAATACTATTTTAATAGGAGATAATGGAGCGAAAGGTGGTATATATCAATCTGAAGAATATATTAAAGATAGGAAGGATGATATTTTAAAGTGGTTTAAGATAAAAGACAATAAAAAGAAAGAATACGATACTAAATTAAATGAACTAGGAGTTACCTTAGATGAAAATACTTGTATTATTAATTTTAGAGGTGGTGAATATAGAGGTATACCTAATGTTTTATTACGTAGAGAGTATTGGCGAGATTGTGTGAATTACATGTTAACTTTAAATCCAAATATGAATTTTGTGGTAGTTACTGATGACCCACCAACAGCCTCACAATTTATGCCTTTTCAAATGAAATGTATTCACATAGACGTAGGTTTTGATTATTATTGTGTTAACCAAGCTAAATGGTTAATCATATCCAACTCAACGTTTGGGTGGTGGGCTGCATGGTTAAATGAAACTTGTAACAAAATTATAGCTCCCAAATATTGGGCAAGACATAATGTTAGTGATGGTTATTGGGCAACAGGTGACGCTTACACCTCATGTTTTAATTATATGGATAGAGAAGGTTCTGTATCTGATTTTGAAACTTGTAAATCTGAAGCATTAAATTATTATAAATTAAAAAATATTATTTAAATGGGAAAAATATATGATTGTTTTAATTTCTTTAATGAGTTAGACATTTTAGAACTAAGATTAAATATTCTCTACGAACATGTAGATTATTTTGTAATTGTAGAATCTACAGTTACTCACTCTGGCCAACCTAAACCTTTTTACCTAGAAGAAAATAAGGAGCGTTTTTCTAAGTTTTGGGACAAGATTATTAGTTTTAAAGTATCTGACACACCTGAAGATTTTGTTAACCTTCCTAACACAGGATTTTTCGACGCTGAATTAGATAAGGTACACTACTATATCCGCACACAAACTAATAGGTTTGATAGGAGTACACAAGTAGATTATGGTAGAGATTTTTTCCAAAAAGAATCGGTTAGAAGAGCTCTAGTAAATTGTAATGAAGATGATATAATTATTATATCAGATGCTGATGAAATACCAAACCCAGAAATACTTAAAGATTTAAAGTCTCTTTCTTTAGATAATACAATATATTCCCTTTCCCAACCAATGTATTCTTATTACTTAAATATGTTAAGTGATTCGGACTGGCACGGTTCAAAGATGGGTCTATATAAAAACGTAAAAGAATTATCTTTTAACGAAATTAGGGGTGATTCAAACCTAACAACTAAATTGACTAATGGTGGATGGCATTTTAGTTTTATGGGTGGTGAAGAAATGGTAAAAACAAAAATAACATCTTATTCGGCTAGGGATTTAGTAAATGACCAAGTCCTATCAAGTATTAAGAGTAATATAGAAAATGACCAAGATGTTTTTTTTAGAGGTAAATTAACAAAAGTAAAATTAGACGAAAGTTTTCCAGAATACGTATTAAATAATATACCATATTATAGTAAAATGATTAAAGAGTAACTCTATGATTATTAGTAAAATAATGGGTGGGCTAGGTAATCAAATGTTTCAGTATGCTTACGCAAGAAATTTATCTAATTTAAATAACACTAACTTTTATCTAGATACCTCGTTTTATAATAATCAAATTGGTGTGACCCCTAGAGTATTTAGTTTAAATTCTTTCCCTAAAGCTTCTATAAATATAGAAATTCCACAAGTAGAAAGTATCCAAATCATTAATGACAACTTTAAATATGATTCTACCAAACTAATTAAAGGTACCTGTTTATTACAAGGTTATTGGCAAAGTGAAAAATACTTTAAAGACTCTAAAGATTTAGTACTAGAGGACTTTTCTCCTGATGAAACCAATAGAAAAAAGTTACTTAAAAAATACCCTAAAGTAGGGGGTAATACAATATCTTTACATATTAGAAGAACAGATTATTTAACATCTAATGGTTATCATCCAGTACAAACTATTGATTATTACGATAAAGCTATAGATATTTTAGGTACATATGAAAATATTTTTATATTTTCAGATGATATAGACTGGTGTAAAAATAATTTAAATTTCAAAAATATGGTTTTTGTTGAGGGTAATAGAGATATAGAAGATTTATGGTTAATGTCTTTATGTAGAAATAACATTATAGTTAATTCTTCTTTTAGTTGGTGGGGTGCTTATTTAAATAAAAATGTCGATAAAATAGTTATTGCACCATCTAAGTGGTTTGGTGATGGCGTTACCTTAAATACTGAGGACATACTACCAAAAAAATGGATTAAACTTTAATAATATGGGTAAGAATAAAACAGCTTTAATAACAGGGATAAATGGTCAAGATGGTTCATATCTTGCTGAACTACTTTTAAAAAAAGGTTACAATGTTTGGGGTATATTAAAAAGAAATTCTGTTTCTGAGAACCAAACAGCTAGAATACCGGAAAACATATACCAAAAACTTAATTTAGTTTATGGTGATTTATTAGATATCCCATCTTTAATTAATGTATTACAGAAATCTAAACCAGATGAGGTATATAATTTGGCGGCACAATCACATGTGAGAATAAGTTTTGACCAACCAATTTACACAACCCAGGTCACAGGATTAGGTACTCTAAATTTATTAGAAGCTATAAGATTAACCAACCCCAACATTAAAATATATCAGGCTAGTTCTTCTGAAATGTTTGGCAATAATATAGATAGTGATGGATACCAAAGAGAAACCACACCAATGGAACCGGTATCACCATATGGGTGTGCAAAAGTTTTTTCTTACAATATTTGTAAAAACTATAGAAACTCTTATAATATGTTTATTTCAAATGGGATTCTATTTAACCATGAATCACCAAGGAGAGGTACAAACTTTGTAACTAATAAAGTCGTTAAAGAAGCTGTAAAAATAAAATTAGGGTTATCTAATGAGCTTAAATTAGGTAATATGAATGCCAGTAGAGACTGGGGACATGCTAAAGATTATGTAAAAGCGATGTGGTTAATGTTACAAGAAGACTCTCCGGATGACTACGTATGTTCTACAGGGATTTCACATACGGTTAAAGATTTGGTAGAATATGTATTTGGTTCATTAGAGTTGGATTGGGAAAAATATGTGAAACAGGATAAAAAGTATTTACGACCTGAAGAATTAGAACATTTAAAAGGTGACTGTTCAAAAATAAAATCGGAGTTGGGTTGGTCACCTAACTATAATTTCGAATCTATGTTAGATGAGATGATTGAATATTGGTTAGAGTATTATGAAAAATGATATGGAAATAATGGATGTTGGTGAGGTACATGTGAAAAGACCTAATTTATTAGTTACTGGTGGTCATGGTTTGGTCGGTAGCCAAATTAGTTCTGGTATAAAAATAGGTAGTATTGTAGATTTAAGAAATTCACAGATTTGTGATGCTTTTTTTAATGACACAAAACCCATAAACGTTGTTCATTGTGCAGCTAAAGTAGGTGGTTTAGGTGGTAATATGAATCTAAAGGGTGAGTTTTTTTACGACAATATCATGATAAATACAAATGTGATAGAATCCTGTAGAAAATATGGGGTAAAAAAATTAGTTTGTTTTTTATCAACTTGTGTTTTTCCAGATAATGTAGAATACCCATTAACAGAAAAAAAGATACATCTAGGTGAACCCCATAACTCTAATTATCCGTATGCATATGCTAAAAGAATGGCAGATATACAAATTAGAGCATATAGAGAGCAATACGATTTAAATTATGTATCTGTAATACCAACTAATATATATGGACCAAACGATAACTTTAACTTAGAAAATGGACATGTAATACCTTCATTAATCCACAAATGTTATTTAGCTAAAAAAAATAATACTCCTTTTAAAATATGGGGAAGTGGTAAACCACTTAGAGAATTTATATACTCAGAAGATGTTGCTAAGTTAACTGAATGGGTTTTAGAGAATTATAATGAAGAAGAACCAATTATATTATCTACGTCTGAAGAAATATCTATTAGAGATGTTGTTAAATTAATAATTAAACATATGGACTTTAAAGGTGATGTCATATGGGAAGATGAGAAACCTGATGGACAATTTAGGAAACCTAGTGATAATAGTAAATTAATGTCTTATTTACCAGATTTTAAATTCACTAGTTTAGATGAAGGATTAAAAAAAACAGTTGATTGGTTTGTATCAAACTATAAATTATGTAGAAAATAAATAATTAAAAATGGGAAGAAGAAGTAAAAAATTAAGTAGAGAGGAACAAATGGAGGTAGAAGAATGGATTTACCAAAATAATACCGAAGAAAAAAGACTTTCGGACACTATGACAATTAGTGTTAAGTGTAAAACAGAAAACCAAAAATCTCTGGTTAACGCTATAAAAGAAAAAGAGGTCATAATTTGTTCTGGACCAGCTGGTACAGGTAAAACTTATTTAGCGTGTGCTGAAGCACTAAAACTAATCAAACGTTACGCTAAATATAAAAAAATTGTAATTGTAAAATCTGTAACCACATTAAAGAATGAGGAAATTGGGTTTCTTAAAGGTGGTTTAAGAGAAAAAATGGAACCTTTTATGTTTTCATTTGTACATAATTTTGAGAAGTTGGTGGGACAAGCTATAACTTCTAGACTTAGAGAATTAAAAACTATAGAAGAATTACCTATTGCTTATATGAGAGGTATTAATTTGGATAGGTCTATTATTATTATAGATGAGGCTCAAAATATATCACAAGAAAATATAAGAACTATTATGACTAGGTTAGGTAAAGATTCTAAAATGATATTCTTGGGTGATGAAAGACAACAAGATTCTAAAGGACATAATGGACTGACCTTTTTAATGGACCACTTCCAAGACATAGAGGAGATTGGGTGTGTTCAGTTTAATAAATCAGACGTGGTAAGAAACCCATTAATAGCTAAAATAGAAAGGGTTTTTGATTCTTTACATATTGGTAGATAATAATTAGGTTTAAATATGATAATTAGTGTAAGTATAAACGGTGTATTAAGAGATATTTTGGGTAAGTTCGAACAAATTTATGAAAAATATAGTGGTAAAGAGGTAAAATCTCCGGTAATAACACCTGACTTGATGGAGTATGTGGATTTTAAAGATGATGACGAATTATTAGATTTTTTATATAATGATGCAACTATGGAAATATTTGGTCAGGCAAAAGAAACAGAAAATAATGTTATTTCTCACTTAGTAGAACTTTACAAAGAAATGCCTGTAGATTATAAATTAAGAATAGTTAGTGATGATTTAGGTAAATCTAAATCTGCTACATTATGGTTTTTATCTAAATATGGTTTAGTTTGTGATGAAATAGTTTTTTATACAACCGATACCATATCCGAATTATGGGATAAGAGTGATATTTTTATAACTGCAGATACAGACATAATAAATAATAAACCAAAAGATAAAAAATTAATAATAATAGATAAGTGTTATAATGAAGGAATGAAAAGTGACTTGAGGATTAACACACTAAGAAAAATAAAATCGTTAGAAAATGCCTTTGAAAAAAACACTATCATATAGTAAACTAAGACTTAAGGTTGGTTCCGAACAACTTTATTTTGATGTTGATGAATTAATGACTAACATTGAAATGGCGGGAAGTAAGGATGGTAAACCTACTGTAGAAATAAATTTACCTAAATTTGAGTTTTTTAAACTTATGCTAGATACCACCTGTGGTATTGTGGAAGAGGCTGATGAGAATTTAGGTGTGGTGTCAATGAATAAATTATCTTTACCTTATAAGTTGGCTCTTAATACATTAATAAAATATAATATAATTAAAAAACTATAATTAAATGGAAATGGAAAAACAATTATCCCAGTTAAAGTCTGGGTTGTCAAAAATGGAAAACAAAGAAGCTAAAATTTACTTTCTAACTCAGGATACGGAGGGTAGAGCGATAGCTTCTGTTAACTTAAACTATCAGTATGTAAAGTATTTAAAAGAAGCGGGATTTAACGCATACATTCTTTACGAGAAAAAAGAATACAAGGGTGTTGGTGATTGGTTACCTAAAGAGTATTCAGAATTACCACACGCTAACATAGAAAGTGGTGAACTTAAAGTAGGGCCACAAGATTTTGTAATTATACCTGAATTATATGGTCACGTATTAGAACAAATAAAAGATATGCCTTGTACTAAAATGGTATTCTGTCAAGCTTATGACTATATTTTAGAAACTTTACAACCTGGATTTAGTTGGGTTAATTACGGTGTAACAAAATGTATTACAACTACTGAATCACAAAAAGAGTATATTTCTGGTCTTTTTCCTTCAGTAGAAGTTAGTGTTATAAAACCTTCTATACCTGAATACTTTAAACCTTCTAAAAAACCTAAAACTCCTTTAGTAGCTGTTCATACTCGTGACCCTAGAGAAACTATGAAAATTATAAAAGAATTTTATTTAAGAAATCCACAATTTAAATGGTTAACTTTTAGAGATATGAGAAATATGAGTAGAGAAGAATTTGCTAAAGTATTAGGTGAAGCTTGTGTTGGTGTTTGGGTGGACAGAATTAGTGGTTTTGGTACATTCCCTTTAGAGGCTATGAATTGTAATACACCTGTTATTGGTAACTTACCTATTTTAAAACCTGATTGGATGTCACAAGAAAATGGTTTATGGGTTTACGACGAATCTAAAATTGTTGAGGTTTTGGGTAACTACGTTAAGAACTGGTTGGAGGATAATTTACCATCTAAACTATATGAAGAAATGGCAAAAACAGTCGTCCCTTATAAAGAAGAAGATGAACGTAAATCAGTAATTTCTTATTTTACTAACTTATTTAATGAAAAAACGGAAGAATTTAAAAATTCCATAAACAAATTATCCCCTGTGGGTGTAAACGCTTAAAAGATATGAATAATAAAGATGTAACAGTTATATTACCTATACATAGTGTAGATGGTAAATTTGATGAATGGTTTTCTAAAGCCATAAAAAGTTTAGAACAGACACAAGTAAAACCGGGTTATTTATATTTGGTTTGTGCTGATGATAAAGAAATTAAAAATTATATGGAATCCTGGACCCAACCAGAAGGGTTAACAACTAAAATACTATATAATGGAGGAGAAACTGATTATTGTAGTCAAATAAATTTTGGTGTTGAGTCTTGTGAAACAGAATTTTTCTCTATTTTAGAATATGATGACGAATATTCAAATATTTGGTTTAAACAATTTAATGAATACGTAGAGGCTTATGAGGATGTTGATTTATTTTTCCCGTTAGTTGTAGATACTGATGAAAATGGACAGTTTATAGGTTTTACTAATGAGGCTTTATGGGCAATGGGATTCTCTGAAGATTTAGGATATCTGGATAATAACACACTATTAAAGTACCAAAATTTCCAAGTGAGTGGTATGATAATGAAAAAAGATAAGTTTGAAGAGGTTGGTGGTTTAAAACCTTCTATGAAACTAACTTTTAATTATGAATTTTTATTACGTGCTACATATAATGACACTGTTATCATGACCATACCTAAGGTAGGTTACAAACACACTAATCAAAGAACAGATTCCTTGTTCTGGGATTACAAATTTAATAAGGATAAACAACTAACACCAGATGAGGCTAAATTTTGGATTGAGTTGGCTAAAAAAGAGTATTTTTTTACTAAAGATAGGAAAGTAGAATATTCAGTATAGTTATGGGACGTAAACCACTAACTAAACAATATTTTGGACCTGAACAGGAATTAGCTGTCCGTATATTTTTGACAGCTACTACCTGGGAAGAAAAGAATACTGTTTACAATACATTCCTTCGTGACCCCTTAACTAAAATGATTGATAGTATTATTAGACGTTATAGGTTATATAGACCCAACATGGAATTTAGAGATATACATGTAGATACGTTGTCTTTTTTGGTTACTAAGATGGAAAAATTTAAACCCGCAAAGGGAAAAAAGGCCTATTCTTATTTTGGCACTATTTGTAAAAACTACTTAATGGGTCAAATAATGAAAGATAATAGAGATAGGAATAGAAAAATTTCATATGAAGATATATCTTTTAGTTTAGAACAAGATGTGAAATATTCTTATGAAATATTAGAGGACGATGAATTACCTTTAGAAAAAATAATTCATTCATTAGTTGTAGAAATAAAACAGTTTATAAATGAAAATAGATTAAATATAAACGAAGAAAAAATAGGTTATTGCCTTATAGACGTGTTTGAAAATTATAAAACTATATTCATAGCTGGAAAAGGTAATAAATTTAATAAGAACGTAATACTTTATCAGTTACGTGAGATGAGTGGTCTAACGACAAAAGAAATTAGGGCTTCTTTAAAACCTTACAAAAATATATATAAAGATATCCTAGGGTCATTAGTAAACCAGTAATAAGATATTTATAGGTATGCCTAGACCTAAAAGAAAAGAAATAAAATTAACTCATGAAAGTGCTGTATCTCTAATGCAAGAGATTTACAATGAATGCGTTGAGCAGCGTAGTACAGCCATTAGAATTCAAAATAAAATGATTGGGTTTATGAAAGAGGCTGCCGATATGGCTTTAATTGGTCCTGTACTTAAAGAACAACAAAAAATTATCGACTCTTCAATCGATAAAAAACTACAATTATCAAAATTATTGGCTACTATTGTTTCTAAAAGTATGGAAGATGCTCAAAGTCCACATTCTTTAGGTGAAGATATTAAAGAATCCATCAACCAATTACTAACCCAATCAAAAGATGGTGATGGTGATAATACTATTAAATATAATATGTAATGGCCAATGATTCTATACAAACCCAAAAAGATATATTCGCTGGAATTCAAGGTTTATTAGCTTTTTTAGATACAACTGATGAAAAAAAGAATAGGGAAAATTTAGAAGCTTGGAAAAATACTCTAGAGTCCTTAAGAAATATTACTAGTAATCCACTCCCATTTCTTCTAGAGTTACTCAAAGTCTTAAAACAAAAAAAGTCTAATGAAAAAGCTGGACAAAAGGCTAAAAAAATGCGTGCCGCAAAACGTAAAAAAAGGAGAGGACAAAAAAATAAAACTGAAGATGGTAAATTTAAAGAGACTAAAAAATCTTTTGCTGAAAAATTCGGATTAGATGTTTCTTCGGATGCTTGGTTAAGGATATTAAATCAAATAATTAGAGAGTCTATTATAGAGACACTACCCAAAGTTGATGATATACTCTATGAGGAGATAATTAAAGCTTTTAATTGTGACCTTTCTATGTTAGTACCTGTAGATGGTGATGGTTTAAATGGTCCCATAGTTATTAACATTAGTGCGGTCGACCAGTTAAAACAATTATTTAATGACCCCAATAGTGAGGTTGGTAAGTTTATGTATGAACAAGACCAACTTAACTCTGGTGTGTATTCACCGGGTCAATCACCATACCCGGTTAATAGATTTTTAAGAGATATAATTTTTAATAACGGTGCTTTAGTTTCAGGGGCAGCTGGTACAAAACAAACTATATATGGTAGAAGTGGGAGAGCTCTTTTTGATATTGAAGCGTTAAACGGTCAATTCCTTATTTATCCTTATTATAAATTTGAGCCTGGTAACGCTCAGTATGTTTCTGCTCCTTCAGTCGCTGGTCCCGTACCTGGAGCACAAAAATTTACTTTTGTAGAATTTCTAAAAGATTATTTCGGTAATATAAAACTTATTGAGTTACAAAACTTTTTAGGAGCTCTTATGGAAATACTAACAGGATTTATGAGTGTAAGAAATAAAAACTTTAGTATAGAGGATTTATTAGGTTTACAGAAATTTATGGCTTCGATTAATAAAATGTTAGAATCTTGTGATGGGATGGAAATGCATACATCTACTGATTCATTAAATGCTTTATCTGAGTTACATCAGGACGATAGTTTTTTTGAGTTTACTGCTGAAGAAATTAAAAATATAGAAATAGAAACTGAAAAAAAATCTCAGAATGTAATTAGTTTATTAAGTTGTGGGGTTGTAGACGTACCTGTGGATAATGATGTTATAGATGAGGGGGTCGACGCAATATTAGCAACTTTTAATAAAGACGAACAAATTAAAGAGTTTGATTTGGTTTTACAAAAATTTGCTAGTACTTCCGCTAAGAAATATGGTTTTCAGATTGACTTAGGTTCTTTATCTTTACCCGCAGAGATAGACTTTAAGGAAAATTTAATTAAGAAATTACCACAAATATTAATGTATTGTGTTCTTAACCCTAAGGGGGTTCTACCTATTGTTTTAACAGCTGAAATGTTAAATCAAAATGGAACGATACCTACAGGTATCGATGTTTGGGCAAAAATATTTAAAAGAGTTATAATAAGAGTAATTAAAGAATTTTTAGCCGCAGTAGCTAGAAGAATATTAGCTTTAGTTAAAGAAATACTTTTACGTTATATAAGAGATTTGATAAAAAGAAAATTATCAGAAATGAATAAGAAGAAAATTAGAATGATTAGAAAATTATTAGACATTTTACTACCTCTTATTATAGCTTTACAAGAAGCCAAAACATGTAAAGAAATATATGATATTTTATTAGCAACTTTGGCTGCTAATATGCCTGATATTCCTTTTGGGGTCCCACCTTTCTTAGTTTCTGCGGCAAGTCTACGTCCAGGAACTAGTGCTCTAGGTACTTTTGAAAAACTGATTGGTAAGTTACAAGACCAAGGAATACCTATCGGTGATATGCCTGATGGTTCACCCAATTTATTTATGTTATCACAATTTTCATTAATTCAGGCACAAGATGAAGAAAAAACAGATAATGGTTCCGCACAAGGAGTTATAATGAACGGACAAGTTATCCACCCATTAGGTCCCGGTATAATAAAACCTTTTACAAGAACTGATAGTATATTAAAATAATTATGGCTGAATTTTTTAAAGAATATAAAGAAAAATCTAATAATGAAATATTAGAAATAATGCAAAAACTAAAAGATGAGTTTGAGAGAAGTAAGGATATTATGATACAACTTACATATCATATAGACGATGTTGAGAAGAAATTTAATTTATTAAATGATGAAATTAAAAAAAGAAAGGGGTAAAAAATGGCTTTAGGATATCAAAATAGGGATAATGCACAGAATTCTGTGGTAAGAAATAAGTTTATTACTTTTGCCACTTGTGTAAATAATTCTGACCCTAAAAGAGCTGGTAGAATTCGTGCTATACCATCAGAAGGTGAAAATGTCACAATAACCAAGTGTGATGACCCAATTCAGTGTATAAAAATATATGATGAATTAGCTGCAAAAGGTGAACTTATTATTGGCGGTTCAAAACTACAGTACATACCCTGGGGCGTAAATGACCCATATGTGTTCCCGTCTTTTTTACCACTCCCTATTAATGTTATACCTAAAGTAGGTGAAGGTGTAAAGTTAATATCTTGGGAGTCGGAAAAAAATCTAAACCAGGAATATATTGGTCCTATGATTTCACAACCAGGTAGTATAGAATTAGAAAATTATAAAAGTGGTAAAGAAAACACTGCTGCGGGGGTTAATAACTCACCTCTTATGCCTTATGCAGTACCGGTGGGTGATTCAAAAATAAACCCAATAAATTTACCACTCCCACAAAGTAAAGGAAGTTTTGTGAATCCTGACGACATAGGAATTTATGGTAGAAATAATACAGATATTATTTTAGGTATGTCAGAAAATGCTGTAGAAGACGAAACTCCGGAAGATGTTGAGGCGTCTTACCCCCAGATACTTTTACGTTCTGGTAAATTAATTAAAAATACTTCTATTAGTTCGAGACCAACAACTAATTTTAAACCTACTTTTATACAAATAAGTACCTTTCCACAAACTCTAACTAGAGTAGAAGTGGAAAAAGAAATAGTTACAACAGAAGATTTACCCTTAAATACTTTAATAGAATATAAGATGGACCGTGCAGCCCTATGTCAATCACCGATGGTTTTTAATGGTGAAGTAGTGGTATATAAAATGCCCCCTAAAGATAGTGCAGGACAAGCACCTATGTGTTGGCAGTCTACAAATTCAACCCCATACAATACTAGTGCACCCCCAGCACCTACTACACCACAGGTTGGTCTTACAATGAATTTTGTAAATGCTCCTTCTATAGAAGATATAGGTAGACAAATAAATTCTTTAATATCCCATATAGATAAAGAACAATGGAATAAGGTTTTAAAACAACCAAATGTTAGTTGGGCAACTAAAACATTTAGTAGTTCTGTAGATTTAAATAATCAAAATAATCTAGGTGCCTTTTTAGGTAATACACACCCATTATATTTTAGACCTGAAGCCACACTATTAGAAACAATGGAAGAAGGTGAACCAGCAGCATGGCCTGTCCCTGGTACTTTTAATGCGGTAAAAGAAGAAGTTACAAAATTAAAAGCTACTATAGGTTTAGATGGGGTAAAAAATAAAGGTGGTGGTTTAGCTTTTGAGAATGCTGAAGGTAGTAGAGAGGTTAAACAAGAAACCAAAAAGGTAAAGGAGACTGTACCTGGACCCCCAAAACCACAACAAGAAGGTATAATTACCGCGGCAGGTGAAAAAATATATTTATTTTCATATAACACGACTGATTTAAATGGTCCTATTACATTAACCTCTAATTACGGAATACCCCAAGCAAAATTTATAGATGATATAGATAAAAAAACTAATTCCCTTGTTAGAGGAGAAAAACTTCTGGAACTTTTAGTGAAAATGGCAGCGTTTCAAGCTAATCACACACACTCCTGTCCTGGAGTTGCTTCTTGTCCTACAGCACATGATGGTACAACCACCTCAGATATAGATAAATTAATTAAAGAAGCTGGTGAAACTATCCTTAATAAAAATATAAGGATTAACTAGATATTTATAGTAAAAGTAAAAAGAATGATACACAGGTCATATTTTAGCAAAAACAATACTATACTTGCAAATAACGAAGTTAATACTGGGAGAAATCCAGTAACACAACTTTTTTACGGTAAGGGTGTAACTAATAGTTGTAGATTTACTGGTTCTGCTGACCACATATGTAATGGACAAACAGGATTTACTAAAAATTTAGATACTGGATTTAGTAGATTTATTTTTAATTTAGATTTAGAAGATTTAAGAGAAAAAATAAACAGTTGTTGTATACCCGCATTAACATCTTTAACTCACACCATAAAAATGACTAATACTTCTCATTTTGATGATACTTTGATGAATGATAAAATATTAGTTGATGGTACCAGACGTGCTACATCTTTTACTTTGATGTTATTTAAATCTACTACTGGTAGCTCTTGGTCAGAAGGTGTTGGTTATGATTATCAAGTTGCTGATGGTATGTTTGCACCGGAATTTGATTTAACTCATTCTACAAGACCCAGTAATTGGTTTTCCTCGACAACTCTAAGTATGTGGGCTATTCCAGGTACCTATGATAATAATGATAATACAACTTATACTGTTTTAGACACGCAAGTTTTTGACCAAGGTAATGAAAATATAGAATTTAATAGTTTAGCACTTAATACGGAGATAAATAATTTACTAATTTTACCAACAGCAACTACTTCAGCTAACACATATGGGATTGCTTTTATTCCAGCTTTTGAAAATATAACCGGTTTAACAGAGGCTTATTCTGTTGGTTTTTTTAGTAGACACACTCAAACATTTTATGAACCTTTTTTAGAAACTACTTTTGATGATGTTATAAATGATGATAGGGGAGATTTTCATTTAGGGGTTAATAATAGATTATTTTTGTACGCTTATGACCATAATGGTCATCCAATATGTTTTGATTTATTACCTACTGTAGATATTAAGGACTGTAATGAAAGTACGGTTGCTACTTACACCGCAACCCAATTAACTTGTGGTGTTTATTATATACCACTATCTTTAACTAGTGTAGCACAAAGTCCACCAGTTATATATACCGATACTTGGTCTAATTTATTTGTGGGTGGTATATCACAACCTAACGTAACAAATGAATTTATAATTTATAATAATAATTTAAGTATTGGTTCAACCGCGGGTGAACCTAAAATATATGGTTATTCTGTATCTGGAATTAAAGAAGATGAAAAAGTAACTAATGGAGAAACAAGAAAAGTATTTGTTTCAACCAGAGTTCCTTACACTGTAGATGAACAAGTTTTAGTCGATAATTTGCAATATCGTCTCTATGTAACCCAAGGTACCACTCAAGTGGAGGTAGTTCCTTGGACACCTATTAACAAGTCATTTACACACAATTATTTTATGTTAGATACAGGATGGATGATTCCTAATGAATATCACCTAGACATTAAAGCAACTTCTAACCAACAAGTAGATATTTATAGGAAAGTAATAAAATTTCAAGTAATTAATCAATTATGAAAAAAATAAGAATATCTGAAAGTGAACTAGTAGATTTAATAGAAAAACTAGTTAAAGAAAATCTAAGTAATGGTACTGGATTTGACTTTGGTATGTTGGGTACACCTACATCAAAGTATAAAGATTTATACGAAGATGAAGATATAGAAGAGGAAAAAGAGTTAGATGAAGATGAATTTAATGTGGATACAGCACAGACTGGTGATAAAACATTAAATGTTAATGTAATGAAACAAACTAACCAATCTGACTGGATGGGTGAAAATAAAATTACCGAATCTCAGTTAGTTAGAAGGTTATCAAAAAAATTACATGAAGCAGAAGGAAAAGGATGTGCTGAATCAGAAGGTGGTTCTGGTTGTATTAAAAAAAGAGGAGACGGCTGGGTTATATTAAATAACAAAAAAGGTGGTGTCTGGAGAAAATGTACTAGTGAAAAAGATTGTCAAGAACAATTAGATGCTTTTCACGCTAATAAATAAAACTTTAAAAATAAAAAACTATGAAATGTGATTGTCAAGTGTGTAAGTGTGGCACAAAATGTGACTGTACTTGTTGTGACTGTTAGATAACAGTTAATTAAAAAATAAAGATATAAAAAAACCACTCAAAAGAGTGGTTTTTGTTTTTTATATATCTTCGTCATCATAATCATATTCATGAGTCACGACCGTTCTACTAGGTTCTGGTTCTTCTTCCACAATAACCTCATCTTTCGGTGAGAAATTCTCTGCAGCTGTAAAACCAAGTCCTGCCATCACAATCCATTGTAAAGACTCGAATAAATTATTGTCAATTGTGAAATCCCAAAAAAGATTTGCTGTGTAACCAATTAACATAAATAAAAGACATACGAAAGTAACAAATCTCTTACTAGAGACTTTACCTTCACTACTTAACATGTTTTTAAAGAAGTTCATAAGCGTTTTTATTATAAATATCAGTACATAAAAAAAAAGCCCTCATAAAGAGGGCTTCTTTTATATATAACTTATTCAGTTATTAGAATCTTTTCAATTCTCTTACATCAAATGTTCTAACTCCATCAACAGTGATTCTTCCATAGAATCTGTTGTTAACCATTTTCTTAGCGTATCTAGTCATGATACCTTTGATTGGTGTAAAGTTGAATGGGTTATACATTGTAGGTGTCAACTGTAATGGTACATATGGTGCGTAAACGTACCCAGTATCCAATAAAGATGTTCCTTTATGTCCAATTAACACTTGGTTAGCTGGGAAGTAAGGGTCTCTATATACAGTAAATCTACCTGATAAAGTACCTATTTTCTCAATACCCATGTTATATTGGTCTTGTTCTGGTGCTGCGTTTGAAACGTGGAAGTACTCCAAGTCATCAAATATTGCAGAAACTTCAGAAGAACATACAATCCAGTTAGCCCCACCTCTCAATGTTGACTTGTGAATTTGAGCTGATAACTGATTAATAGCAGTAATCAACGTTTGATTCCAGTCTTTTTGAGTGTAAGGTGCTTGACCTGCAGAGAATCTCTTCCATCCGTTGTAATCCCATCTTAAGTCCCAAGCTGCTCCTTTTCTAAGGTCTCTCAAGATTTCTCTATCGATTTCAGCTGCAACTTCTTCAGATAATAAAGCTGTTAATTCAGCTTCAGCATCGATGTTATGGAATGCAGAAACATCTTGTGCAAGTTCTGGTGACCATTGTGCTCTTAATTTTCTTTCAGTAACAGAAACTGTAACAGCTTGTAAGTCGAAAGAAACTTCACCCATTTGGTCCTCAAATTCAAGAGTTGCGTACTGTCTCCAAGTAGCTGTGATAGTTTGTGACGCTGCTGTAGAACCTACATAACCATCAATCGAACGATAAGATGTTTCACCACAATCAACACATGCTGGACATGAAGTATCAACTTCTAAGTAGATATTTCCTTGTGAATCACAAACGTCAGTTCTATCAACAATTCCAAAACCATACTTTTGTGTAACAACACGGAATAACATTGGTTTGCCAACACCGTAAACCATTGTTCCACCTGAGTTTGCGTTAGTAGAAGAATTACAACACCATACTCCAGTATTGTTTGATAACGTTAATGAAGCTAAGAACTCTTCAGTATCTTGCTCATTTCCATCAGGTCCAGTTAATTTACCAACACCAGCAGTATTAAATCCTGCTAATTTAACGATAGCACTTCTTGTACCACCTTTTGGTATACCCACACCATAACCTAAAGTTGTAGTAGCGTTACATCCAGATAATGAGTTCATCGCTGCATAATCTTGTAATGTATTACCGTTCCAAATTACGTTTGTTGTAGAAGCTGCACTTGACGTATAACTTCCTTTTGAGTAGTCATAAAGACCGTCATCAGCTGCTGTAGGTGCGTTACCTGCATAGTACTCATCATATAATGAAGTAGATGCTGCAGAAAATGGTGCTCCTGGTGTAGGTGGAAATGGTCCACTACCTGGTACAACACCCTCTGATGGTGCTCCAAAAGGTGCATAATGTGACCCATCTGGTGCATATGCTGCAATTTTAGGTACAAAGTAGAACAATTTACCGATTGGTAAGTTCATAGCTTGTACAGAAACGATATCGTTTGCCAATAATTTAGAGAAAACTCTTCTAATTATTGGGAAAACAACTGTTTCGAATGAACCTGAATCAGAAGCTGTAGTAGCTTCGTTGATTAGGTTTGTTGCTTGGTTTTCATATAGCTGAGCTATATTTTCTCTAACGTGACCTTTAAGTCCGTCTAGGAATCCAAGACCATCCCATTTTGCTAAGGTATCTTCTTTGATAACTTTTAGGTGTTTTAACCCAATGTTACCAACCATACCTGATTCTAATAGTGCTCCCATAGTTTTTTTATTTTTTTTAAAAAGCGTTTATTATAATTTAGACATTAAGTCTTTCATCCTACTAAATTGAGGGTTTTCGTAAATTTTTGATTCCAATAACTTACCTCCACCACTAGTAGGTGATTTAGTAATTTTCTGCTCCACTGACTCAGAAATTGTTTTTGTAGGTTTAGCTACTTCCTGAGAAAGTTCTTCTTTGATTACCTTATACAACTCTTTAGAACCTTTTAATGAGTTTATCCCATCAAAACGTTTTAATATGTTGATTTTTTCCTGCTTGGTAGTTGAATGTTCAGTAAATAGACGTGTTACGTAAGCTAAGTTTGAATTAAACACACCTACTTCATTCAGTTTATCTCTAAAAGTTGTTAAAGCTTTCTTATAGTCAGAATTTTTAACTTTTAAAGTTTCTACCTCTTCTTTAAGAAGATTGTAGGACTTTCTTATACGACTTTCACCAAGGTTACGATTGTTAGTGATTCCTTTTCTAAAAGAAGGCTTGTGTTTTCCACCAGACTCTCTTCCAAACCCTAAAGTTCTTGAAGCTTCTTTCATTTCGTAATCTCTATGAGTTGCTGACTGGTCACCTTTCTTAGCTCCACCTTCTTTTACTTCTTCGTAATCTAAATGTGTTGCTGATTGGTCTCCTTTTTTAGCCCCTCCTTCTTTCATTTCATAATCTAGATGAGTTGCAGATTGGTCCCCTTTCTTAGCTCCCCCTTCCTTCATATAATCTCTGTGTGTTGCTGATTGGTCTCCCTTCTTAGCACCACCTTCCTTCATATAATCTCTATGAGTTGCGGATTGGTCACCTTTTTTTGCTCCTCCTTCTTTCATATAATCTCGGTGAGTTGCAGATTGGTCTCCTTTTTTTGCTCCGCCTTCTTCCATATCTTCCATTTCCATCATGTCTCCACCTTCCTTTTCATAATCTTTAAGTTTCCTCATCGATTCAGGTTGGTCTACGCCCATAACTTTACCATGTCCTTCGTCCATGTCATCCATTTCGTCTAGCTCAATTTCATAAACCACTTCTTCGTCCATTTCTTCCATCTCATCCATGTCATCCATTTCGTCCATGTTATCCATGTCCATTTCTGACACTTCTGTTTTGTTTTCGTTGACTGCTTTTTTCATAGTTTTTGTTTTTTTGCTTTCGTCTAATTTAATGATGTATTCAGTATCAGTAGTATTGTCGGTTAACTCAATTTCGTCATCGTCCTGTTGGATAATGATTCCGTCTTCGTCTCCCATTGCTTTAAATACTTTTAATACTTCTTCATCGGATGCTAATGTTAAATCTAGAGGTGGCAGTTCAGGTAACTCTACGTCGTCTGTCTCGTCCTCAATATCAAGTTCCATATCATCTCCCATTTCAGTTTCCATGTCCATTTCCATTTCGTCATCGTCCATGTCATCGTCTAGGTCAATCATATCAACTTCTTCTTCTTCTTGCTCCTTAAGGTAATCGTCTGCATTTAACGATTCTTTTACTAGTTCGTGAATTTCTTCCTTCATTGTTGAAGCAAGTATTTCTTTTGCATTAGACTTCATAGTTTCTTCTAACTGTTCCGCCTCGAGCAACGCTTTTTCTAAAATTGATTCGCTCACGTTTTTTTATTTTTTTAAAAGTTTATTATTATACCGCACCGCATACCGCAGCATGGTTTATTAATAAATATAAACTTTTTGTAAAAAATCTTTATTTTGAGGTTTTTAGTGGGGAATTTATCTATTTAAGAAATTGTCTAGTTTAGACATCATAGATAATGACTTGTTTACTGTATTAGATTTTGACGATTCTATCATTTCTGTTGGTTCATCTACACTGTCAGCTTTTTCGTCTTCTTTAAATAAATATGACCCCGGAGTTGATGGTGAAGAAACCAAATCGAAACAAATTAATTCAAAATCTTCTTGTACTTCATTATACTCTCCATTTTTAGTTAATGAACCCACACCTCTAGAAGAAATACCTAATGTTACACCTTGTCTTAATAAATTAGCGGCCATATCACCAACACACGATATTACACCTTCTTTTAGATAACCTGGAGATGTTAATAATTTAAGTTTACCTATTAATCTATTTCCATCCCACCAGGTTTCTGTAATTATGTGAGAAGCTCTGTCTAAATCGATAAGTGAAGATTCTGGGTGGTTAAGTTCTGATATTGCACCACCTCTTTTTATAACTTCCTGGTATCTTTCGTTTTCTCTTTTTAATATATTTTCTGGGTATATTCTACCGTTTCTATTTGGGGTGTTATATTTTTGGAGTATTGCGTTCATATATATTTCACCGTCGAAGTTGTCTTTTGCCATTTCTCTTAAGATTCCTTTGTTGTCATCTGGTGAAAGGTGTCCGTCATGCTCAACTAATATTCCATGACCGATTTCTCTTGCTTCTAATACTCTCATAATATTCTTTTTAAATAAATAGTGGTGTTAGGCAAAAAAATCTTATATCACTTTTTAGATTTATAGAACTGAAATGTCTCAGAAGTTAGTAAAGTTTTATTTATTATCTCATTTGTGATATTATTAACTGATTCGGAAATAGAAGGTACTTTAATATCTTTATGTTTAAGGTCTTTAAGGAATAAGGTTATTTCACACCTAAGAAAACTTCTTTTACCTTTTTTTATCCCACTAGCTCTTAAATCTAAATCTACTATAGTTTTTGTTTTGAATGGAGTTTCTGATAATTTATTATATACTCTATGTTTTATATCGTTTTTTACTTTTTTAATAGGTCTTTCCCAGTTTAGTAAGTCTTCTTTTGGTTCTGCCCAGCTAGATAAATTTAAGTATATAGATTTTAGTGAAGACACATCTACAGTGCCATAGGATGTTTTAAATACATCGGAAATTTTAGTGTTTATTTCTCGTCCTTGTTTTATCATACCATATATTTTTTATACTTTAAATATAAAAAATACGTGTAGTTAGTTCAAGTCCTCTAGGAGACTCCTAACCCTAATATATGATTTTTTTGTGATATTTAACCCTCTTATTTCGTTTTTAACTTCCACTAACTTAGCTGATAAATTATCATCTTTAGACTCTTTTAATAAATCGTTAATTTTATTTAGGGTTATTTCTTTAACATTATTAAACTCAGAACTTAAATTATCTTCTGTCATTAACAATGTATTTTTTAAAATGGTTTGTTGATTTTCACTTAGTGAATTTCCATATTCTTTTCCATAATTTTTAGATAAAACATGGGAAAGTATTTTAGGGTTTTTTATTTTACCTTGGGTTTTTTTGGTTTTTAGGGTATTTTCACTTAGTATATTTTTTGAATTACTAACACTCTCTAAGTTAATTATAGAATTACTATAAACTATATTATCTATATTCTCATAAATAGTATTTGTTTTTTTGGTACATAGTTCTTTTCTATCAGAGATAATTTTATCTAGAATAGGACTAACTTTATTTAGTTTATGTTTGTTTCTTTTTAAAAAATCTACAGCTTCATTTATGTAGTTAACCGAATCTTTTTCATTCTTAAACTTTTTAGTCTCTATTTCATTGTATAAAGTAAAGAATTCCCTCAATACTTTGGAGTACTTCATTGCTCCCATTACTACAGATAAATTTCTTTTAAATTTATTAGTGTCAGTAAAGGAGTTTTCTAAAATACTGTCTATATTATTTTTGTAGTAACCGAAATTTTTCATAAGTGTCTTTTATAATAAATATACTTAATCCTCTAATAATGAATCTACCTTATCATTTATACTATCAATATTATTTTTTGTTCTATTTACTACCTCCTGTAACCCATCCAAAGATAGACCTTTTTCTTCCATTAATAATGGTAACCCTTTTTCTTTTTTAAACGATTCTGCTGCTGGAACTGGTTCTGTCACTTCATCTCCACCACCAGGAGCCTCAGTTTCAGGACCACCCATATCAAAATCTGCAACATCCTGACTTCCCGTATCTAGTCCTGGTTCATCACCTGCTGTATCTGCTCCACCTTCACCACCTTCCTCAGTTGGTGGTTCTCCATATAATTTGTCAACAGTATTAAATAATCCTGTCTTCTTAATAGTTTCTGCAGTTTTTTCTAATTCACCTGATAATGCTTTTTCAAATCTTTGTTGTTGTAAATCTAATTTAATTTCTTCATCACTCATCCCTAAAATAAATTTCTTTGCCCATGTTGCTGATACCGGAGCTATACCACTACCAGGGTCTCCTACAGCATCTTTATATAAAGTTATTTTAGTTTGCCATTGTTCTAACTTTAATAATTCAGCTTGTGTCGATGGGTTTGTCAAGCCTAAAGAAAAATTCTCTAGTTCATCTTCAAAACCTAAAACATATAAATGAATAATAGCTATTTTATTTAATTCTTGTATAATAGCTTTTTGAATCTTATTTATGGTTCTTGCGAATCTAATATCTAATAAAGCCAAATTTTTACCTTCTCCAACAACCTCCTCAAAACCTAAAAATGCTTTTGGTATTCTAAGAGATGCTAGGAGTTTTTTCTGGATATATTCAATATCTGCAATTTCACTTAGGTTGGTTGCTCCAGGTAATGTATCTATTGGACTTGCCGCTGCTTGGTCTCTTACAGGTATAAAATAATCTTGGTCAACAGCCATTTGATTCATTCTCAAATCTACATTACCGTTTTGTGGGTCAACAATAGGGTCTCTTTTAAATTTATTTGCAACTTTTTGGATATAAGCTTCGACATCCTTATCATCCATATTACCAACAAAAACTTTAAAAACTCTCCTTTCAGGTGCTCTAGAAGTTCTATAGACTAACATAGCGTCCTCAGCTAACAATAATTGTTTCCATATTCTTCTACATTTTTCCAACATTGACGTACCGTAAGGTAGTCTTCTATCATCACCTAGTAACCTAAAGTGAGCTACCTCCCAAGAATTGAATTTGATGTCTTTTTCTCTCCAATTAAATTCTACTTTATGAGCGTTAGGGTCATCGTTACTTATCTGGTTTAACGCACTATGCCCCTCATTTCTTTCCAATTCAATATTAGGTAATTGATTAACACCGATAATTCCTTTTTCCGGGTCAATTTTAAGATAAACAAAATTATCACCATATTTACACGTATTACGAATCCACATAGGTAAATTTGTATTAACATCTAATACGTTATTAAATAAATCACCTAAAATAGATTTAATTCTAGTGGACTCAGAGTATATGGACAACATGTAACCTTTTTCTGATGGAGTAGTTGCTTCTTCAGAGTATATATCTAACGCTGCTGATATTTCTGGTGTAAATTCCATTGATTCATAATCGTAATATGAAGCTAGTCTTGTTGGTTCATAGTATACTGATTTTGTGTATAATTCATTATCTATTTTTTGCCATTGATTGGATAGATAAAGTGATTGTTGCATTTGAAGTTTTTCCTTTTCGAACTCATCTTTCGAGTCTGTTTTAAGGATATCTTTTGGTAACATCTTAAATTTTTGGTACGTTGGTTCCTCTTGTGTGGGGCCACCAGGTCCAAATAATTTACTCAGTCTTTGGTATATTGTTAAGTTATCTGCCATGTTGTTTAATAATATTAATTATTTTATAAATAGTAAATCATTTGTTATCGGACCTTCCCAAATAACCACCCGTAATCTTTATACATTTGTTTTGCATCACTATTTTGATTTCCTGGTTGTCCAAAAATCCCTCTATTGGCTGGGGGTTTTCTATGTTCTGGTTCTTTACTTTCTCCATTTGCACTCCCTGAAGTGGTCCAACTATCCAACATAGCTTTAGTTAAACTATCTGCTTTTTGTAGTTGTGAAAAAGAATTTTCCCCTACATATAAAGCCATTGCTATTGCCATTATTAAATCATCGTGTTTTCCCTTCATATGATTAGGTTTACCATTTATATAGACAAAAGTATATAATTCGTTTAATAATCTTTTAGAACGTATAGTAAATTTATGTCTTAATGACTCTTCAAATGCCGCTACAATTTGACTTCGTTTATTATTAAAAGCCAATCCTGGAGTTTTATTTCCATCATTAGGGTTGTATTTCCATTTATCAGCGGTATTCATACCTTCAACATATAGGTCTTTATACCCTAGTTCTTGTAGTTTTCTAGATGTTGCGACACCCATACCACCTGTAATGTCAGTAACAACATAAGCATTATACATACTCCCCCATTTATATACTATATCTGCTGCTAAATCTGGCGGTATCTTACCTAAATATTCTAAAACCTGGCACCTTTCATCAAAATCTATTATGATGATAGAAGTAAAATCTTCTGAGTCACCCCTACTAACATCACACCCCAAAATATATCTGTGACCTTTTTTAGGTTTTTCCCAAACCCATAACTGATTACCCACAAACATTTCTTCTGGGTCTCTAATATCTTCATTTTTTATTCTCTCTATTGTCTCTACTGGTATTACATTATCTCCAGAACCTAAAAAAGCACTTTCTAATTCTTGTGAAACCTTTCTTCTATCGTACTTAAGTTTTTTAACCATACTCTCAAACCAAGAAGAACAAGGTTTATAACCATTTCTAATTAAACCCTCAAACTTATCTAAACTTTTTTCATATATAAATTCATCCTCATTATAATCTTCTCTATTTAATAAAAAATGCACAATATCTTTACACTTAACCCAGAAAAGGTCTTTAGTAAATCTAGGGTCATTTTCCCAATGTAGTTCGGAAATATGAAAACTATTTAAACCTTTTATAGCTTGTTCATATATTTCATAATATATTTTATCATAACCATTAGGTGTGGATATTACTATTACTTTACCACCGGTAGATAAGGATGCCATACACGCTGCCCAAAAATCATCACCAGCCTCAATATATGCAGCCTCATCAAATATTAAGGTAGTTGGTGTGTACCCTCTTAATGCATCCACTGAGGTTGCTACAGCTTTAACTTCACATCCATTGTTTAATTTAAAATGTTTTTGTGAATCTTTTTCTTTGGAAAAACCTACATTAATCCATTGAGGCCACTGATTTAAGAAACCTCTAACTTTATTGGCAAATTCAGACGCTGTGTCTAATTTATTGGCAATAATCAATATTTTTTCTGGTTTTGTTTTAGAAGCGAATTGTAATTTTTTAGAAACCCAAGCTGCTGTGGCTGTAGAGACCCCAGCTTGTCGATATTTTTTAGTTATATTATCACTGTAGGTTTCAAAGTTAGATAACATCATTTCCTGTTCAGGAAACAAATTAAAAGGTACATATTTAGATTGTGTATTATCGTATGTTTCTAGATATGTTTTAATAGCATAATTAGTATCTTGTAAGCATCTTGCATATTCTTGTATCAACTCTTGTTTGTCCATATGCTATAAATATCGTAAAAATATTAACTCTTTACAAGTTATATAAAAAGTCTTTCTCAGCTTTTGTTAAAGAATCCATACCACTTTTATTTATTTTATCTAAAATGGTGTCCATATCTAGTTCTTCAACATCTGTAGTTGGTGGGGTATCGTCTATCGGTGTAGGAGTTTCACCGGAAACATCTTCATAGTCTTCCTGTTTTAACTGTTTAACAATATCATCAATCATCTTTTTAACTTGGTCTTTACCTTTTTGGCTACCAGACAATATCTCTTTAGCTAATTTAAGAAATTCTTCCGCTTCTAAACTTACAAATTTAAAATAAAAATAGTTTTTAATTCTTTTTTGTTCTTCCATATCAAAAAAGTTATCTGGGTAAACTTCCAAAAATTTTTCCCAAATTACCGGCCCTAATCTTAAGTCCCATACTTCTGCTGGTAATGTATCTTCCATTCCAATTACCTCATCTGCCATTTCTGGGTCTGAAGGTAAACCATGAGCTGATATATATTCCATAACCCCCTTATATAATTCATGAACTAGAATAGGGAACATTAGTCCTGTTGCTTTAATTGTTGGTGGGTCTGTTTCTAGGTCTAACTCTTCTTTTCCAGCCATTGCAGATTCTGCTCCTCCACCACCCATCATACCTTCCATATCTGGCATTACCCAATAAAGTAAGTCATTTACTGACATTACTATAGAATATAAACCAACTAAATCTGGATTAATATCATTTAATTTTTCATTAACTAAATGATACATATAGTGTGCTTTTTTTGCAGACCCTTGTATTAAAGAATTTATAAATCTTCTTTTTTGTTTTTCTAAATCTAATTTCTGTAACCTTTTTGCTGCCTCATCTTCCATTTCAAAATTAGGGAATTCTGGTTCTTTTTTCTTCTTTTTTTGAGGTTTCATTTGCATTCCAGAAGTATCCGGTTTTTCGAGTTTTGCATCAAATTGTAAATCTCCTTCTGGTATACCCATTTCACCCACCACTAACTCTACAGCTAAATTTTCTAGGGTTTCTCTGTTTTGAGATTCTATTTGCATGATTCTTCTTGCTGCTTGCATTAACATTGGTTGTAAAGACATGAAAGTTTGTGGGTCAATGTTCTCTACCCCTGTCGCGTCTTTTACTTTTTGTACAACGTCTTGGAATCTTTGGGATGCTATTAATTCTTCGAAATTATCTGGAATACCGTCTTTGTCTATATCTGGAAATGCTTGATGTCCACCGAGTGGATGTTCCTGGGACCCTAACTTACGTTCAATGTCCGGGGACATTCGTTCTCTACCATCACCATAATCAATAGGTGGTGCTTCATTAAGTTTTTTCTTAGCCATGTTGTGTTAATGCTTTACCCAAGTTAGTTGATTTTAACCAATCCGGTAAAGAAGAGTCATTACCTCTAGCTTTAGGTTTTGGTTTGGTTTTTGGTTTTTCGAATGGTCCTCTTCTTTTCTTTTCTCCTGGTTTTGTTGGTGCTATGGTTGGTGTTTTTACTGGGGCAGTATCTACGGGAGCTCCTATATAGTCTCCTTCATCATCTCTATCAGTTTCACTTAATTCCATACCACCTACAGCATTACCATTAAGTTTTATGTTACCTGATGGACAAATATTTAACTCTATAATTTGTTCGTTTTCTGGGTTTTGGAGGTACCCATTCATGTGTCCGTCATCATCAAACCCATCAACTTCTACTGTCATAGGAGGTGTCATTTCTGAAGCGATATCCATAACCGTAGCAAATGAATCTTTTTGTGAATCAGTACCTATTGTATATGGTGAATCCGTATCCACACCATTTAAATTTTCTTTTATAGTTTTTATAAAATTTCCTTTTGTAATTGTTGGTAGTTCCCTAGATTCCACTAACGACATTATCCAACTCTCCAGAGCTTCTTGTTCATTTACATATTCAGGTAATTTTTCATAATCTGACTTACTCATCTTTGATGCTAATTTTTCTGCTGCTGCAGGGTTAACCGAGTATAAGTATTTTTGTTGAGCTTTGGAGGCAAATTTTTCTTCCACTTCTTGTGGTAGTTCAACTAACAATGGTTCTCCATCTATATCAACTTCTGGATTTCCCATTGGGTCGGTTTCTATATTTTTTTCTTCTTCGGTTTTATATTCTTCATTTGTAGTTACTGTTACCGAACCATCATCATTAGGTGTTACAGTACCGTCAACATTTAACCCACCATCATCCTGTTTCATTTTATCTACTTCTGATTTAGTATATGTTGTTTTTGTTACAGTTTTCTTTTCAGCTTCATTGAAGAGTTTTTTACTTAGTGCTTTTAACTGTGTGTCTGAAAATGAAGATAGGGTTCTATGAGTGAACCCTTCTTTTAAAAATCTTTTAACTAATTCTTTTCTATTATTTAACATGCTCGAATTTTTTATCAAATTTTAATATTATATCACGTGAATATAATTTATCTTTTACTTTTTGTAGTGTCTCCCCAAAATGAAAAACTAACCTTTCTTCATCACCATTCTCATAGTCTTCTTCATATGTTTCCCACCCTAGAGCTATCACATTATCTAAAGCGTGTTCCATACTAAAATAATCTGAGTTTTGTACTAAATCTAAAGCTACTTTAGTATTATTTAATACTCCGACTGTTTCAATATATTGTAATTCTGGAGGTCCTGGTTTACCATGTGCTGGTATAGCGTCCCATTCATCACCCCATAATTCTTCTGTTTCACTACCAAAAATAAATTCATAAATGTTCTCATTTTTGTAATTGGGTCCTAGTTCATTTATGAATAAAAGTTTCATCCTACTTTATACTACCATCTTTTTTTATAACTACTTTTTTGTTTGTGGATTCTAAAATTACATCCCCGTCCTTGTTTTCTTTATTTAATTTAATGTCCTGATTTTCTTTTAATACTTTTTTAATACTTAACTCTTGTTCTACTGTTTTAGCTACTTTAGTTAGTTTATTTTCTTTTAGTACATTTTTTAATCTAGATTGTAAGTATTCTTTTGGGTCTACGGACTTAGTTTCTTTTTTTTTATCTTTTTTTGTAATATAAGATTCTAAAAGACTACCAACTCTTTGTTTTAGAGATTCCATAGCCATTTCTTCATCTTCCATATCCATATCTATCTCTTCATCACCCATATCCATGTCATCATCAGAACCTTCCATATCCATATCCATATCTACATCCATATCTACATCCATTTCTTCTTCATCACCATAACTTGTTTCATCCTCTTCAAATCTATCTAACACATCTTCTTTGTCCTCATCATCTAAATTATCTAAATCAACAGCAGAAATGACAGAATTTAAAACATACTTAATATCTGAACTACCCATTTCTTCCTCAACGTCACGTAATTTTTGTCCTAACTTACCAGTTAACTTTTGGATTGATTTCATAAAACCTTCCATATCTTCTTCACCACCCATTTCATCTTCAACATCAACATCCATTTCTTCATCACCCATCTCATCTTCCATATCCATATCCATGTCAATATCGTCATCTCCCATATCGTCTTCCATATCCATGTCCATATCCATTTCTTCGTCACCACCTTCATTAGGTACATTTAAAACAAATTTTTCTTGTTCATCCATTTCATTATAGGCTTCATCTACTTCATCATAAGCTTCATACATACTATCACCTTTTCCATCGTTATAAGCTTCGTTTAATGGTTTGAATATTAGATTCATTCTCTTAAGTGCAGCAGAATAACTTTTAAACCTATCTTTCTTTTTATTCATTCCACCACTTATATAGTCTAATTCAGATTCATTGATACCTGATTTTAAATAATAACCATCCTTTTCTTGGATTATAGCATATGTTTTACCGTCTGCTGCTTTTTTACTGAATGAATTAGTGTTAGTGTGATACTCGTCATTTTTTTTGACTTCACCATAACGAGCAATTTCCATGATTCTTTTAATCTTGTCTTGTCCCGTTAATTTTTCACTTCCTATAGGTTTTAATTTTCCCATTTTATTTATCTTTAATTTTAATTTATTTTAACTATTTTGTCCACCATTACCAATTATTGTTGGTTTCCATATATCGGAAGATGCACCTGAATAATTAACAGCTGATGGTGCTGTTATTCCGGACATTATTGATAGACAACTACAATCATAACATAGAAAATATACTCCAACAGGTGCAGCTGTTAGTTGTCCTGGATTTAACAATAAATCTATATTTTCTGCTTCTCCTAGATTAAAAGTTACACCTCCTACTTGAAATGTGGCTGTACTAGCACTAGCTACTACACCCGTACATGCATATGTTTTGTAGGTTGTATTTCTACTATCGTAAAGCGTAGTGCCTCCGATAGGTGTTGTTGGGATAGAACTTCCTCCGTAATTTCCTGCCATAATTAATTAATTATTTATTTATAAATATACTTAAATACGAGAAACATTTTCATCTAATGTAAGATTTTTATCTATTAGATAATTTCTAACATCATTTAATTTCTTTAAGTATCCATTTCTACGTAAAAATTTAAATGTTAAATTTTCATATGAGTACTCTCCTTTATCTTCTAATCCAGCTCCCCTATACTTTTTTATTTTATTTTTAAACTTCTGTATGTCGTCTAATACCTCATCAGGTTCTTGTCTTCTAGAGTTAACTTCAAATTTGTCTATTTGGGACATCCAATTCTTTGACTTATTTAATATTTTTTTGGAATCTATGGAAACTTCTTCTTCTTTTGGTTCTACTATCCAGTCATTATATAATACTGAATAAACACCACTAGCAAAATGTGGTTCCTTACTATCTTGCACATATATCTCAACATCAAAACCTTTAACTGTCACATCTCGTAGTGAATTCCATATAATTCTTTTACTGTCTAAATATTTTTTAAGTAATGGGTCAGTATTTTCAAAATCCATAAGTATGTGTAAATCAACATCAGAAAATTCAGACCAATTAAAATTAGATAAAGAACCGGTTAAAGTTATATCATCTATATCTAACTCTACATCTACAAAATCTTCATAATCTTTAACTATATCTAATAAAGAAATCCTAATTTCTGGTTTCATTTTATAGCTTTCGCCATCATAATACCAAATATTAGGATTAAGTTCATCTTGTACTTTAAAGCTACTTATAATATTTTTGTTTGTAGTTTCCATATACTATAAATATAGTTAAGAAAAGTCTACGACAATTTTTTGTATTTATAACTTTTAGAAATATTTTTAGAGAAGTAAGAACCTTGACTTTCCGCTAATCTCATTTGTGTGAATATCTTCATAGGTACTTTTTCATATGAATACTTACCCCCCTTTTTAAATTCAACAATTAGTTCACTGGTAATAGTATTATACTCGGAACTTTTTAAGTTGGAGGAATCGTATTCATTTAAAATTAATTTACCCACTATTTTTTCTTTCTTAATACTCATTTTATTGTGGATTTTGTGCAGCTTGTACTTGTGGTTGTCCTGGACCATTATTAATTGGTGGTTGAGCTGGGATTTTACCGTTTATCTGTTGCATAGTTTGGTTCATTTGATTTAACAATAAAGTTAAGTTTTTAACCGTATTATGTAGTTGGTCGATTCTTTCCTCAAACCTTAGGGTCTTCATAGGTGTATTTTTAAAGTGATTAATTTTACCAATTAACTCTTCGGGTGTTCTAAAATCTCTATTTGGTAACCAAATCTCTTCTTGCATTACAATAGTGGGTGTCATCCCGATACCGGTAATCCTAACTAATTCATTCCATTCTTTTTCGTTATCTTTAGCTACTACTTCTTCGTATTCTAATTCTGCATTATTAAGTTGTTCCTTAATTCTATTACAATAATGACATGTTGGGTTTGTGTATATTTTAAACATAATTCTTTTTTTTTAAAATTTATAAATAAAAATAATGAAAGGAAACTCTTTTGTTTCCTTTCATTTAATTAATTTACTTTACTTCTTCGTATTCTACATCTGTGGCGGATTCTTCAGAATTTCCTGTTGTGTCATCTGTCATATCTTGTTCGGTAGATTCATACATCTTAGTACTAATTTCTTGCCAAGTACTGTTTAATTTTTCTGTTAAATCTTCTACCCCATCCATATCCTCTTCTTTACAAACTTCTCTAAGTTCTTTAATTGTGTTTTCTAGACGAGATTTATCGGTGTCTTCTAATTTATCCCCAAATTCCTTAATTTGTTTTTCGGTTTGGAACATCAGTGAGTCGGCCTCGTTTAACTTTTGAATTTTTTCTAGTTTTTTTGTATCTGCTTCTGAATTTGCCTCGGCTTCTTTTCTCATTCTCTCTATTTCATCGTCAGATAGACTACTTCCAGACTCAATCTTAATATTTTGTTGTTTACCAGTACCTTTATCTACAGCCTTAACATCTATAATACCATTTGCGTCGATATCAAAAGTAACCTCTACTTGTGGAATACCTCTTGGTGATGGTGGTATGTCTGTTAGTTGGAATTTACCTAAAGTTCTATTGTCAGTGGCCATTGGTCTTTCACCTTGTAAGACATGAATGTCAACAGCTGGTTGGTTATCTACCGCTGTAGAGAAAACTTGTGATTTGGAGGTTGGGATTGTTGTGTTTGCATCTATTAATTTAGTCATTACCTGCCCCATAGTTTCAATACCTAAAGATAGTGGTGTTACATCTAATAATAAAACATCATTTACGTCACCCGCTAAAACACCACCTTGAATGGCTGCTCCCATCGCTACAACTTCATCCGGATTAACCCCTTTAGATGGTTTTTTATTAAATAATTTTTCTACAGCTTCCTGTACTGCTGGAATTCTAGTAGAACCCCCCACTAATAAAATTTCATCGATATCTGAAGCTTTTAATTTTGCATCTTTTAAAGCTTTTCTACAGGGTGTTAAACTTTTTTTAACTAAATCACTAACCATAGACTCAAATTTTGCTCTAGATAAATTACGTACCAAATGTTTTGGTCCGGTATTGTCAGCTGTTATATATGGTAAATTAATTTCCGTTGTATTTGAGTTTGATAGTTCTACTTTTGCTTTTTCTGCAGCCTCTCTAAGTCTTTGTAGTGCAGATGGGTCTTTAGATAGGTCCATACCATTTTCACTATTAAACTCATCTAATAACCACTCAATTATTTTTTCATCAAAATTATCTCCACCTAAGTGAGTATCACCGTTAGTAGATTTTACTTCAAACACACCGTCACCAAGTTCTAAGATTGACACGTCGAATGTACCACCACCTAGGTCATAAACAGCAACTGTCATATCTTTATTTTGTTTATCCATACCATAAGCTAATGCAGCAGCGGTAGGTTCATTTATAATTCTAAGCACTTCAAGACCCGCAATTTCTCCAGCTTCTTTTGTTGCTTTTCTTTGTTCGTCATTAAAATAAGCTGGTACTGTTATTACAGCTTGGGTTACTTTTTCACCAAGATAGTCTTCGGCTGTCTTTTTTAGGTTTTGTAGTACTACTGCTGAAATTTCTTGTGGTACATACTTTTTATCATTCACGTCTATAGTTACAACACCTTTTGTTCCTTTAACTACTGAGTAAGGCATTTTTTTTGCTTCCTTACTAATTTCACTAAATTTACTACCAATAAATCTTTTTACAGAATAAATAGTATTTTTAGGATTTGTAACTGCTTGTCTTTTTGCTGGGTCACCCACACTACGGTCACCATCTTTAAAAGATACAATAGAAGGTGTGGTTCTTTTTCCTTCTGCATTTACAATTATTTCTGGGTTTCCACCCTCTACCACAGAAACACACGAATTCGTTGTTCCTAAATCAATTCCAATTACTTTTGTCATTTTTAATTAATTTTCTTTTTTTTATTTGTTTATGAAATTATTTTCATTAGTTTTGTAGTACAATTACTGTACCAAAAGTAATAAATAATAAGTAAGATGTCAAACCTGACATAACTAATGACATTTTGTCAGTGGTTGATTCTTATAAGAAATATAGTAAATTTAAATAAAAAAGAATATGATAGATTTTAGTGCGGACTCCGAAATGGAAGAAATTAGTGGGAAAGAGGAACCTACACAATCAAATAGTGAAAGTGGTACACCAATACTAGACAATTTTTCACGTGATTTGACTGCTCTTGCAGCAAAAAATAGATTAGACCCAGTTATAGGTAGGGATGATGAAGTTAAAAGAATAGTGCAAATTCTTGCAAGACGTAAAAAAAATAACCCAGTTCTTATAGGTGAACCGGGTGCGGGAAAAACTTCCGTAGTTGAGATGTTAGCGACAATGATTCATAAAGGTCAGTGTCCTAGAAAATTATTAAATAAAAGAATAGTTCTTTTAGAACTTTCTTCATTGGTTGCGGGTACCAAATATCGTGGTCAGTTTGAGGAGAGGATGAAAGCTATCATAGATGAGTTAAGAGAAAATAAGGATGTTATTATTTTTATAGATGAAATTCATACTGTGGTTGGTACTGGAAATTCTTCTGGGAATTTGGATGCTGCTAACATTTTTAAACCACCTTTAGCTAGAGGTGAAGTACAGTGTATTGGTGCAACAACAATGGATGAGTACCGTGAAAAAATTGAAAAAGATGGGGCCTTAGAAAGAAGATTTCAAAAAGTAACTATAGAACCACCTACACTTAACGAAACTATTGAGATTTTAGAGAATATTAAGCATGTTTATGAGGACCATCATAATGTTATATATGATAAAAATTGTGTTGAGTTATGTGTTAAATTAGCGGATAGATATATAAGTGATAGAGCTTTTCCAGATAAAGCTATAGACATTATGGATGAGGTCGGTTCGATGGTACAAATAGATGTTAAAACACCAAAATCTTTAGAGAAATTAAAAAATGAAATTGGTATATTAAAAAAGGAAAAGATTGATGTTGTTAAATCACAAGACTACGAAAAAGCTGCTGACTTAAGGGATAAGGAACGTAAATTAACAACTAAATTAAAGACCTTAACTCAGAATTGGGAGGAAAAACAATCTTTACATAAAATTCCTGTCACAGTAGAGAATATAATGTCGGTGGTTTCTAAAATAACAAAAATTCCTTTAAGTAGAATGAATCAAAATGAAAAAAAGAATCTTCTTAATTTAGATAAACATTTAAAAAAGAGTGTTGTTGGTCAAGATAAAGCGATTGACACTATTGTAAAATCTGTAAGAAGAAATTCTGTCGGGATTAAGGAGTTAGATAAACCTATTGGTTCTTTTATTTGTTTGGGACCTACTGGTGTTGGTAAAACTCATTTGGCAAAAAAATTAGCTGAACTAATGTTTGGTTCGGAAGAATCAATGATTAGAGTCGACATGTCCGAATACCAAGAAAAACATTCTGTATCAAGGTTAATAGGTTCTCCTCCAGGTTATGTTGGTTATAATGAAGGTGGTCAATTCACAGAAAAAGTTAGACAAAACCCATATTCTTTAATTCTTTTTGATGAGATAGAAAAGGGTCATCGTGAAATATTTAATATTTTATTACAAATTTTAGATGATGGTTATGTGACTGATGCTTCTGGAAGAAAAATAAATTTTAAAAATACCTTAATAATGATGACCTCAAACATAGGTGTTAAAAACTCACAAGATTTTAGTAATAGTTTAGGATTCACAACCAAAGCCTCTCAACAAACTGATAAAGAAAGAGTTAGAACAATAATCTCCAAATCTCTTAAAAATACTTTTAACCCTGAATTCCTTAATAGGTTAGATGATATTATTATTTTTGAGACTTTAGGTAAAGAGAGTATTAAGAAAATTGTTAAAATTGAGTTGTCGCATTTAACATCTAGATTAGTAGAAAAGGGTTATACAATTAAGTTTGGCCCTTCTATTGTTGACCATATATGTAAGATTGGTTATGATGAAAAATTTGGAGCTAGACCATTAAAAAGGTCGATACAATCAGAAGTAGAAGATTTTATTGCAGCTCAAATACTTAAGAGTGATGTTACCGAAGGGAAAGTTTATAGTATGAGTTATAATAAAACGACAGAAAAATTTAAATTGATTGAGAAACAATAGTGTATGGATATTTATAGGCCATGAAACTGATAATAACAAAAAAACAATCTAGACGATTAATTAAAGAAGCTTTAGGTGTACCAAAATCTATAGAATTTTGGGTGGATACATTTTCTGATGTAGTAAATGATGGTTTGTTAATGTTATTATCTTCTGATGATAAAGAAGTTTTTTTTACTGGAGATGATGTACAACAAAAAGCAGTTTCTAGAGGGTGGAATAGTTCCAATGATAAATTTTTAGACTTCCCATTAGCTGAACCTCAGTTAAATCTAAAATTAGTAGTAGTACCTGATGAAAATATAAATACTGGTGACGATTACATAGACGCTGCCTCTTTTGATACTAGTGAAATTAATTTGGTTGACGCTACTTTTGATGATGGTAAGACCTTCCCTTTAGTTGTTGGTGGTATCATCAATATGGAAATTAATATCCCTAAGTCTTCATATGAAAATGGTTCTTTTATTGAACTTTATAATTCTGAAATCAAACCTTATGCAGAATCTATTTTGTTTCACGAACTAACCCATGTTTATGAATTTTACAAAAGAATATTAAGTAATTCGGCAAAACCCAATTTCGAACAGGTCGCTAATTTAACTCAGATGTTAAATAAGATGGGTGCTGTGGATGATTGGGACGAATTAATGTTCATGATTTACCTACATTTAAGTTTTGAACTTAACGCTAGGATATCTGAAGTTTATGGCTTACTAAGAAATAAAAATATTAATTCCAAGGAAGAGTTTATAGAGTTTTTAAAGACTTCTAGGGCTTTTTCTTACGCTAAAAGACTTAATAACTTTAGTGCTGAAAAGTTTTTTGATGACTTCGAACTTTCTCAGGAAACTATAGATAGAGTTAGAGAATACGATGGTAAAAAAACACCAATAGATGAGATAAAGAATGTGGTATTAGACCAACTAATTCAAAATTGGTCTGTGACATATGAAGATTTCCTAAAAGATTTTTCTGCTGATGAAACTATAAAGATACCTAACTTACCCACTAAAGTATTATCCTCACCTCAGAACTTCCTAAAATTTTGGGAGAAACGGTTCAATAAAGCAGGTCACGATTCTTTAAGAAAAATTTCACGTTTATATTCGGCCATCTAATATTTTTTTCTTATCTTTGTAGTATGAATTTAGAAAAAGTAAGAAATACCGCAATTAGATTAATGAGAGAACATGGTCTCACTGACTACACATTTAAATGGGACAAAGCTGTTAGAAGATTTGGTTCTTGTAATGGTAGAACAAAAGTTATAACACTTTCTAGACCTATGACCCAACACGAAACTAATGAAAGAAGAGTTATGAATACTATACTTCATGAAATTGCTCATGGGTTAGATTATAAAAATAGAGGGTACTCTAATCATGACTCTGAATGGAAAAGGGTGGCTAGGTCTATTGGTTGTAGTGGTGAAAGATGTAGTAGTGGGTCCGGTGTTGACAAGTCTCAATTTATGAAATGGGTGGCTACTTGCCCTAATTGTGAAAGAGAAGTTTATTATGCAAGAAAAACAAAAGTAGAGAAAGCGTGTGGTAGTTGTTGTAAAAAATATAATAACAACAAATACACATCAAAGTATAAGTTTAACTGGGAATTAAATCCCAAAGTTGTAAAATATAGATAATGGAAAGACTACAATATAAAATAAAAAATGGACCACGAGTAGAGTCGGTAAATGAATTTACTCTTAATGATAATACAATAGTTGCGATGTTTCAGGGATTTAGAGGTTCTTATCCTGAATTAGATTTTATTGTGAAGTATAAAGAACCAATAAAAAAATTAAGAACCCCATCTCATACTCACTGGATTGTTGACCTTCTGGTGAAAGCAGAATTTAATAAAGAAATGGTTAGGGATTTTGTTCAGAAATATCTAGACCTATACGATGTTATGGTTCCTTTTGAGTCTCAAGAAGAACGTAATACATACGAACTACAACATGTAGGAGGGTCTCTAACAGACTTTCAGGACCTAGATGGTCGTGGATACCTTAGTGTAGAATTTTTGTCCACAATCATCGAATTATTTATTCTATGTGAAAAACGTTCAGATGGGGCATTTATGTTTAAAGGTTTATTACAATTAGTAATTGACTTCTGTGATGGTAAGAGAGATTACTATCAAGTAGTGGGTTACTCTAAAAGAGTTTAATATGAAAGAAAAATTAAAAGAATTACTATCAATACCAACTAAGACTTGGGAGGAGGAGAGATTAATCAAATATCTTATAGGTCATTTCGAAGAAAAGGGTTATAAATATGAAAAAGATGATTTAGGTAATCTGTATGTGACAAAAGGGGTTTCCGATTATTATCCTTTAGTTCTTGCACACACTGATAGTGTACATGACATTGAGGAGATGGTTGTTAAAGAAGAGTATTTACCTAATTCCCAGGGAGAAAGTAGATTGGCTCTTAAGGCCTACACAAAAGAAGATGGTTCACCTACAGGTATAGGTGGTGATGATAAAGCTGGAGTTTTTATATGTTTACAATTACTGGAAAAGTTTGATGTGATTAAGGGTTTTTTTCCAGTTGCTGAAGAGACTGGATGTCACGGAAGTAGAGGTGCTAACGAAGAGTTTTTTAAGGATGTAGGTTACGCAATACAATTTGACTCCACCGAAAATGATACCATGTCTCTTTCTTTAATGGGGGTTCAATTGTTTGAACAAAAATCTGAGTTCTTCAATAAAACTCGTAATATAATTTTAGAACATGGTTTTACTGAGTGGAGACATCACCCATATACTGACACTATGGTTCTTAAAGATAAATTTAATTTTGCCTGTTTAAACTTTGCTGCTGGATATTACAATTACCATACTTCTAACGAATATGTTATCGTAGAAGATGTGAGAAATTCTATAAAGTTAGGTGAAAATGTTATAGGTAAGTTAGGTAATTCTTTTTACGAATTTAAATCTACTAAGAAAGAGTCGGATTTTTGGTTTGACTAACAATCCCTTCTATCCATTCTGCAACAGGTTTATAAACAAAGGTATTCTCATCACCTAATATATTTGTAAAGTCTTCGTACTCAACAAAACCCTTTTCTGCATTAGCTCTAAAGTCTATTTCTGGGTATAAACCTAATTTTCGTAAATCAGCTATTATATCTGCAAGTATACCAGATAACCAAACACTCATAAAGTTATAATCACTCATCTGACTAACTTTTCTTTCTAGTGGTTCCCCCCAATTTTTGTCTAAATAATTTAAAAGATAAAAATCCATTTTTTCCTGACTCATACCTTCAGTTAATTTTTCTTCTTTTAAAAGGTCATCTAAAAGTGTAATTGTGTGCGGGTTCCAATCACTATCTTTATTGACAAAGTGTAAAACAGTAGCTACCTTACCATTAACTTCTAATATGTTAGAAATATTTTTAATTTGGTTTAAAGTATCACCTTCTGAGTTTTCAATAATACTATTAACTCTATTTAGTAAGTGTTTAGTAGTGGTCATTTATTTTTTATTATAAATATTTTGATTATTAGAATAAGATACTTATATTTGTAGAGAATTTAAATAATAAATAGATATGCCAAAATCAAGAAATAGAAAAAACCATAAGAAAAAGGTTGCAGCACGTAATATGAAGTTAAAAGGTGAAGCTAAAAAAATGCAGGAGACTTTAGAAGCTGTACAAGAAGCTTATATTAAAAAAATGGCTGAAGACGCTAAAAATAAACCACAAGAAGATAGTGGTGAGGTACCTTTTACTTTCGGTAATAAATAATATGGGGATGACTGGAATTGATTGGCGTAAGTCGATTGGTGTCAGCACGTCAAGCCTGAATTAAGCTTGTAAAACTGATTCATTTTTTTAACTGGCAAAACAATTGCTAAGTTGGCGACTTTAGGACTTGTCCATGAGGAGTCAACAGTGGCTGTAGCGTAACTAGGTTACGAGATAGCTCCATCTCTTCTAAGGAATTTAAGATTTGTGTCCTTAGTTTTTGAGGTGTCAAATAGACAAATCGAACCCATGAAGTCGGTACATGGTAAAACTACCGTCACAGACCTCTGAAATCTTGTTTATTCTAATAGGTAGGTCTTTTACAGAATAAACTAAACGTGTAGGATAGACGTTAGTTGAATGCGAACAAGACGTGGGTTCGAATCCCACCATCTCCACCAAAAAGAAAAGGACCATTTAGGTCCTTTTTTTATTTTAATATTTTAGCTAAACCTATCGGTTCTTTTTGTAGTACTAAACCTAATCCCTCATTTACCGTTTCACTAATTATTTTACCATCTTTAACGGTAAATCTCACATCTTCAAAACCACCACCTGGACCAAATAATTTTATTATTCCAGATTCATGGTTAGGGTCTAGTATTTCTGTACCTACCTCATCTCTTAATCTTGCATTAAGTGTTCTAGATGAGTCGTGCATTTTAATATCACTTATACTATCCACTTCACCATTTTTATCTGTATTTGGTGTGATTGAAAATTGACCTAGTGGTTGTGAGTCCCCACCATAAACTGTAAGTCTAGTAAAAGGAAATGTTCTGTTAGAGTCGTTTTTCTTAAATTTTGTTTTAAATATTGCTACGGTTAATGCGTTTGCAAATTCATTTATTAATTTTTGTGAAAATTGTCTAGTATAAAAACCTTTTTGGTTTTTTAAAAATATCCCTTTGGGTTTGATTTTTTCAATTAGGTCTTTCATACCCTCTTTTACTTGAAAGATGTGGTCATTGTCTATAGCTCCATTATCTATCCATTTTGCAATATCTGTGGTAGGTGATATCCATCCTTCATCCGTGGTATCTTCTTCACCAAAACAACCGTATCTCCCATTACAAAATAAGTATTTATTTTCTACAGCTAATTCTTGTTCATATTCACAATTAATATCTACTACATTTTCTGGTGCTTTGTTATCTACACAATTATTTGTTAGACAATAGTAATTTGTTGCCTCTGGGTCTAAACAACCGTATATAACTTCTGGTTCTTTTGCTGTTTCTCCACCACCACTTCCATTTTGTACTACGGTTTCTTCTTCTTCTTCACCTATAATATCACAAAGTGGTTTCCTTAACTCTTTAATTACATTTTGTTCAGTAGCATTTTGTTCTACCCATGGTGAACCCTCCATATCCTTTAATAAACCTTTTAAAGAACACGCTTGTGATTTGTCCTTATTCTTAACTATTTCTTCGTGGACATCCTTTACCGTTCGGTTATTTAGGTCATCTACGGTTGCGTCCATAACCTTGCGACTAGCAGGGGTAGTAAAATCCCAATAATTATGTGTGATATTTAAACAACTACAACTTGCCATATTTTATAAAGTTTCTTTTAAGATATCTGTTAACCATTTTACTTTATCTTCACCTTCTAAATCATCTAACATCCCACTTAAGAAACCTTCATCTGTTTCTTCCACAGTATCTGGTTCTCCTTGTGTATAAATGTCAGGTTTATTTGCTTCTACGGTTCTAGCAGCTGAATTAAAATCTAGTGGGTTGTACTTTCTTAAACAATCGTCCATAGTTTGACCAGCACAATTTTGCATTAATACTGCGAGTAAAGCACCATCTATTGGTCCACTTAATCTACTGTAATACTTTAACTTATTTGGTTTATCAACTAGCATCCTTTTGTACCTTGGCCAATTTTTTCTTACTTGTCTAATATACTCTTTTTTTGATTCTACAGCATCTGATGTTGTCCATCTTTTACTCTCTATTTCATCTGTAACGTCACCTATTTGTGTATCTCCCAAAATTCTAGTCAGTGGCATAGGTGCTGCCTTGATGGACATCTTATCTAAAAGTGTATTTTCCAGTGTACCTGTGGTCCCTTCTACCTTATTTTCCCACATATAACAAATCTGTGATGCTGCTAAAACACTAGGAGCTCTGTCATAGACATCCATAATTGCTGAGTCATCTACTGTATTTGGTATAAGATTTCCTACTAGTGCGTCTTGTAACAGTATTGCTTCTGCTAAAGCCTCCTCATCTGTGTAACCACCGTAGGTATCCACAAACTTTTTATTTCCCATAACATCTATATACATATCTGGAGTTAAACCTGCTTTTGCTTTACCCTTACTACTGTATATATAATCTAACCAATAATTAATCCCAATATTTACCGTTACGTAACCAAGAAATATTCTTCCTTGGTTTGTCATAAATAACTGGTGAAGAAGCTTACCACCTTTCATTTTAACATATTCCCAACCGGTTCGTTTTATCGCCTTTTGATAGATACTTTTAACCAATGGGTCGTCAGCTTTCCTGCCCATCATTGTAGCTAAATCCTCAATCTTAAAATCTTGTCTAACTAGTGTTTGGAATTCATCTGAGTTTTTCAGCATTCTTATCATATCGTCTTGGTAGTTTGGGTGTTCCAATAAAGAACCAAAGATAACTTCCAATCTACCTTTCCCACCAATAGTACCTGAAGTACTTATATTGTTCATAATTTTAGTTATCTGTTCTTCTGGTATTTCTATTTGTTTTAAAACCATTCTAAACTCATCTAAATTTTTAACGTTAACTACCCCTGAAATTGCATCAATTAATGGTTTTTGGAATTCTGATGGGTTCCCTTTGACTAGGATAGTTGATATGTCTTCTATTGTCTCTCTACCTATACGGTTTATCGCTATCAAAAATTCATCTTCCCCTTTACTCCAAGCCTTACCCAGAGAATTTGCCTGAGATTCACTTATTTCTATACCCGCACCTTTAAATCTTTTCTTAAGAGCTTGTCCATTATTTCTTATTACAGCATTTGTTTTTTCCATAACTTCAGATAACACCTCCACCATATTAGAATTTTTAACTAATTTAGTGATAGGTATAATTCCTACCGCATCTCCAAACTCCCTTTTTATAGTTTTACCTAATGCTACCATAGGTGAGTCACCGGCCTTTAGTAAACCTCTAAAAAATCTTAGTAAACTAGACTGTTCTAAAATTAAGGGTTTTAATCCCATTATTTCACGAGTTCGATTTATTTCAGTTAAAATTGTTTTTTTCATTTTTCTTTTTTTAATATGCTAACCCTGCTTCATCATAAATTTTATATAATGTTTCTATATCGGATTGTTTCTTACTTGTAAATAGTCTTGTAAAAACTTTACAATTTTTTAAATAGTTAGGGTATTTTGATATAAGTTCTGGTGCAACCTCCTGTATTAATTCATACACTATAACATATTCGTTTTGGTACCCATCAGGTCTCCATCCTTTTTGCCACTCTTTCCAAACATTATCTTCTGTAAAGTCTTTTGTTGGGTAATCTTGTTTCCAAGCAAATTCTATCGACATTTCTCCATCACCATCCCAAGTGTATACTTTTCCAGTACAGTCAAATGGTGTAGTTGTAATAGCTCCTTTAATATTACCATTATTCTCTAAAATTTTATTCCATACATTAAGCAACACTTTAGGTTTGTCTTTTAACCAATCAGAAAATGAATTCTTTCCAGCTATTATTTCAATAAGTTCTGCTGGTAGTTGTGGGTCATACCAACACATTTCTATAAAAATAACCAATGCTCTAATTAGGTATTCTGCTCCACTCATCATAGTTTCAAGACCTGGTATACGACCGTAATAAGCTCTAGCTGTAACTTGTGCTGCTGTAAAACCAGCCATTAGTTCGGGCCCTAAAGACTTAGGAAATATTTTTCTAGCTAATTTTACTTGTTTTGGTGTTAACTTGGCCACTTCTTGAGCTACTGTACGACTAATATTTTTTGACCCATTCCAAGCTGCTTTAAATATTATATTTAAAGGTGTTTTTAATGGTTTTGCGGCATATTTAAGAGCTTCACCACCTGGTACAATAGCAAAAGCTAGTTGCATTCCCGCGGAATAATAATCATTCTTAGTATAAACATATAAAAGTGCATTACATATATCTGCAACAACTGATATTATACAACCAGCACCAGCAGTAAAACCACAAAGTAAATAAGCTACAAAAGAAATAGCGTCAATAACATAGTGATACCATGAATCGGATGCACTTACACTAGAACTACTAGACTTACTAGTATTGTAATCTTTACCACCATACTGTAAATCAAAATAGGTGTCATAAACTGTTCTTTGTTCCCTAACTTCTTCTTTCCTTTTAGAATTGTCTTTTCTAGGTCCGTACAATTTTTCTAGGTTTCTTATTACCTCACGAAATTGTTCGGGTGAAGTTATTTTATCTTCTTCTCTAACATCCATAACAGACTCAACTATTAAGTCAACCAGTTCCTTATGTGTTAATTTTATAGTATTTTTCATATTAGTATAATGGATTTGCTTTACCTCTTCCTGGTTGATAAGAGTCTGACCATTTGGTATTTCCTAGTTGATTGGCCACACCTCTTGCTATTCCAGAATCCCAAACACCCATACTAGCTGTCCCAGCTCCTGCAGCATCATCAGATTCCCCACTTTCAGTCCCAGCCTCTTGTTCTCCTAATTCATAATTCATAAGTATTTCAGAATCCTCAACTCCAGACATGTAACTATCTTCTGGACCATCACTATCAAAATTATAACCTTTTTTAATTTTAGAGTAGTTAGTTTCTGGCTCAGTAAAACCTTCATCACCTAATTCTGGTTGGGAACCTAGGGCTCCCTTACTTTGGAAATCATATGCGTTATCACCTTCTGAGTCATCTGCGTATCCACCTTGTAGACCAGACATTATTTCTTCTCCTAAATCTAGTGTTATTACTTCTTCTTCATGATGGTCTTCGTGTTCGTCATAATCAAATGAGTTGGCTACACTGTCTATGTTATCCGCCATTTGTGCAATTTTAGACTCCATCCAATCTTCTAACTGTTCATTATCCCCCAATCTATCATGAACACTTTGTGCTTTTTTAGCGATATTATAAAGTTGTTGTTTTGCCATATAAGAACCGTGGTGTTTTTTTTCGTTTTTTGGTTTAACGTCACCACACCCCTCATTTATCTGGTTTTCCGATGAGGTACCAAATATAAGTTCCTTAACTCTAGCAATTTCTTCTTGTATAGTAGGCATATTATAATATATTATATATATAAATATAACAAAGGTGGACTAATTGCCTACCTTATCTAAAATATTAAGTTTCGGTTTTGATTTACGTAAATACTTAAACCCTCTTTTAATTCATACGGGTTTATTTTTCTTTGTAATTGTAGGTATCCGGTGTCATCATCTTCGGAGTCATACCAGTCAACTTCATCAAATAAATCACAGACATCAACTAATTCTTCAAATAAAATTTCTAAGGTTGCGGTAGTTTCAACTTCATCTTCTACCACAGTAAATTCAACTTCTACTGTTTCTCTTTGTTCATTCACAAAAAATGAATGTATTTCTTCTATTACCATAATATTAAATCTTTTGTAATTTAAATATTATGTAATATTAAAAAATCTTAAAGTCTTCTAGATTTTAACCAGAAAATTTCTCTACCAGCACGAGTTTCTAAAGCTCTTAATTTTTGTTTGGACCTTTTTAAATTTAAATCTTCAGACTTTTCTAAATCTTCCATTAAAAAAGATGTGAATTCCAGTACGTCAGCATTTAATTCTTCTACATATTGTACCCTATCTTGGAGTTGCATAATTTGTTCTTCCATTAAACCCATTATTTCTTCAGGGGAAAGAATTTGTTCTATTTCATCTTCTAACGCTTCTAAATCAGCATCCATCATTTCATCGTCTTCTAGGGTTGGGTCGTCACCACGAAGAGTAGCTAATACTTCATCGTCACCTAATTCTTGTTCTACAATTTTTTTAATAAGTCCAGTTAACTGTGCTTCTGTTAAGGTTAATTTTTTTGCCATTGTTAATTATTTTATATACATATAAATATACTCATCTTTTTGTTTGGTGTTGTATTTATTTTTTGTATCTTTGTAAGGATGAAAGAAAAATTAAAAACACATAAATTAGTAGGAGTATCTTTAAGTGACCAACAAAAAAATGTGGCTATCGGAAAGTTAAAACAAAAAGGTTTAGCTCACGATGCTTACTGGAGTATGGGAAAGTCCTACTATTGGATTAAACGAGGAAATAAAATTTAAAAATAACTTAAAAAATGGGACATTGGGAAGACTTTTGGTATGAAATCACCGAAGACATTAATAAAAAAGGTTTAAAAAAAGAATTTGATGCTCAATTAGCAAAAATGAATAATCAAGACAAACATAAATACAAAGATTCTAGGGGCAGATGGGATTATGCATATCATAAGGTCATAAAACTTTACGAAAATAAAAAGTCAAAAACTGTTGTATAATAAAAAACCCTGACCGAAGTCAGGGTTTTCTAATCTATATGCCCTACTAATTAGAACTTGTACGAGAAACCTAGATTGAAAGTTCCCTCTCTCTCACCAGCTTCATCTTCTTTTAATCCCATACTGTATCTTGGCTCAACATTAAGACCTTTCCATACATTGTAAGAATAACCGACACCAACAGTCATGTTGTCCATCATTTCTTCCGTAGGAGCTTGAAGAGATACGAATGTGTTAGCATTCCAGTTGTATCTTCCCCATAAGTCATAAGTCATTTCACCTTCAGCATCTTCGCCAGCTTGAATCATACCCACAGTCCAAGTGTCATTCAATGCATAACCAAAACCTAAGTTTTGAGTTACTTTGTCCATTGTTTCTTCTTGGTCACCGTCATAGGTTCCTATGACCATGAAATTCTGAGCTGATGCAAATAACGTTGATAAGGCTACAGCGGATGTTAAAATCAATTTTTTCATTTGTTTTTTTTTCTTTTAACTTTTATACTCTTGATTTTACTTATTTAACGAGACACTCAAAAGTAGGGGCCTCTTTTTTTTACTTACTTTTTAGTAAAAAATGATGCTAATAACACTAATACTACAAGTCCTACAAACCCACCTTCTCCAAGTGAAGTAATAAGTGCAGTAAGGTTAGCTACCACATCCATGTTGAAAATAGCACCACCGGTTAATACATACCATAGGATTGATACTGGGATAACTGCCATCATAATACCACCTAAACCAGCGAAAAATCCTGTTACATATTTCATTACTGAATCCATAATTTAAAATTTTTAAATTCGTTTATATCTTTTAAGTTCCGGTAACCAAAAGATAACTACCATAATTTGGATATCCTCTTTGTGATAGTCTTGTTAATATGTACCGCTTAATTTTAAAAAGTCAATATATTTTAAAAAAATAGGGTTTTGGGGTCAAAATATGGTAAAAATTAAGCTGTATGGGGTGGATTATACGATAAATCTCTATTGATTTTTGATTAAATTTGTATTATTTTTTAATAAAAATGCTATGGGATTAAAGAATATTAAGAAACAAAATAAGAGTTATGATGTCTCCATTTTAGATTTATTGAGGTTATTGGACCCATCTAAAACTGGAAAATTTATGTCGATTTTACTAAGTGAGTTGAAGTCTATTCCTGCTCATGAGTATGGAGATTATACAGATAATTTAGAAGTTAATACTGAAAATTTACCTCCAGTAGCAAGAGTAATGCTTAACTATCTAGTAGAATTAGTTGGTGGTTTAGAGTCGGTAAATTCACTACACAAGTTTAATACTTTACTAGATAGAAAATTAATAAAACAGAATGATATACAAAAGTATCCAAATCTTAATGAGATTGTAGATGTGGTATATAAGAAAGAATTGGAGTTGGCAGATAAGAGTTTACATGGTCATCATGATGTGCTTTTAGATGATGATTTTTTAATTATAAAGCCTTTAAATATTATATCGAGTAGAAAATATGGTGCGTCTACTAAGTGGTGTACATCGTCTAATAATCCAGAAACATTTTATGATTATTCTCGTAGAGGAATTATTTTATATGTTATAAATAGAGATACTAACGAGAAGATTGGTGTTTATTATGAACTTAAAACCAACGAATTGTCTTGGTGGGATAGTAAAGATGATAGGATAGATGGTTTAATGGTTAATTTACCTAAAAACGTAAAAAACTTCATTTTAGAGTATATTTTAAACGAAAAACACCCAAATAGTCATTATTTTAACACAGAAACTAAAGAATTGTCAAATAAACCTACAAATGAAATGGTTTTACCTAACACAACAGGACGTTTCGCTAACCCAATACCATTTAGTGGTGTGTGGCGTAACTCTACTGACGGTCCTACCTGGACCCCTACTACTACTAATGATGAAAAAATAGATGAATTAGTTTGTAAAACTATGGAATACCATTATACTATTAAAGCTTTAAAAGAAGGTGGTGAAGAAATGAGTTAATTAACTCATGTAATATTTTAACTTTTCAGAATATACATTTTCTGGTTGTACCCCTTGTAATGTTTCCATTACATCTCCTTTTTTAAATATTTTTACACTAGGAATTCCTCTTATACCATATCTAGCCGCTACCTCTCTTTGTACATCTACATTAACTTTATATACGTTATCTGGAAAGGTTTGAGAGAGTTTACTTATCGTTGGGGTCAACATTCTGCATGGTCCACACCATGGAGCCCAAAAATCAATTAGTACAGCTTTTTTTTCAGTATCATTTATAATTGAGTCAAATTGTTTTGTTGTTGTAATATCCATAATTATTTTTTTTTTAAAACTACTAATACTTTAACTAATAATAAATAGACTTTTAATTGTTTAAATCATTTAATTTTATTATCTTTGTAGTATGAAAAATATAACAACAACCATATTATTAATTTTACTATCTTTATTAAGTTATTCTCAAGAGTACTACAGAGACACTACTATAGAACGAGCTGTTTTTAACGAAGTAAACCGACACAGAGATAGTCTGGGATTACACATGGTAAAATTTAACTCGGATAATATCCTAGCTTCTCCATGGGCAGAGACATTAACTAAACACGACTTAGAGACAGGTGGAAAGATTTATCATTGTGGTTGTAATCCTGGTATTGAGATTATTGCTATTAAGGTTATTGGTGATGAGGATAGAGTAACGATGGGGGTGGATGTGATAGCTAAAAAAATAGTTCTAGCCTGGGATAATTCTCCTTCTCATAAAGAAGGTATGGAAGATATTAACATGAAAAGAGGTTTCAATGCTGTGTACGTATTCAAAAGTAAAAGATACGGAGGTAAGTACGTGGCGTTATCAGTATACCAATTTATTAGAGATAAAGAATATTATGTAAACTTAGACTGGGACGAAAATAAAAAAGTACCTAACCAATTCTTACATTAATAAAAAGGTAAATGTTGTAACTACAAAGATAAATTTTACGTATATAATAATAACCAACCTAACAAATAAAAATAAAATGAAAAATATATTAATTACACTTTTAAGTATCTTAAGTTTAACAGTTTATAGTCAAGATTTTGTTACTTGTACAAAATTAGATTCTTTAATCTGGAAAAAAGTTAATGAGTATAGAAAAACAGAAGATGCAATAACTAAAGGTGGTGGCACACCAAACACTATAACTAAGTTTGGTTTAGGTGATATGAGAGAATATTGTTATGAGGTAACAAAGATGAACGCTAAACTTTCATTCGAAACAATGAGACACTCAACTTACGAAGAACTTACACCTACAGCTAATGGTGAGTGTTTATATAAGTTAGTAAGAAATAAATGTATATTGGACTTATCAGATGATGAAACTTTGGAGTATTTAGCTTCTAAGGTAGTTAATGGTTGGATTAATTCTTGGACTCACCGTACAGTTATTGGTTGGTTAGATAGTGTGGAGTCTACTGTAACTACGGTGTTTCATTTCCCTAGTGAAGGAGGTACTCATATGAATGTTACATTCCATTCAAAATAAAAAAGACCCGAAAGGGTCTTTTATTATATTATTAAAAATGATTTTTATTATTCTAAACCTATAAGGAAACCAAATAGGTTTGATTTTCCTGATTTAACCACCTTATCACCTTCTATAGAAGTTTTAATAATAATAGTTTTAATCTTATCTTTTTTATCTACATTTAACATTAAATCTATAAATTGGTCTGACTGATTTTGACCTTCAACTTTCCAGTTTACAACATAATTATCAAATCCTGGGTGTCCTTTAGCTTTTAATCCTTTGTTAACAGCCATCATAAAGTTATTACCTCTATCAAAAGCTAATTTTTGGTTTTTACCTTCATTACCTTCAGCGTATCCAGTATCACCTTTACCTTGACTGTTAGGTAATTTTTCTGACCCCCAGTTAGCACTTGCACCAGCTTGTAAATTAAACACGTCTATCTCAACATCCGCTGGGAACATTTGGAAAATCTCGTTAACAGCTTTAGCTACAAGTTTAGGGTCTGGTGTAGAATCTCCACTTTTATAATCTGTGTCATATTTTCCAGTTGCCTTATATCCTTTTTCTACAACATCTTCAGTACCTGTTTCAGCTGTTTGTTTCATACCTTTTGATAAAGAGTAGATTATTAATAACCCACCTGGGTCATTAGGTCCTTGCATAAAGTTTAAGAACCCACCATCATCCATAGTCTCTACATCATATATTTCACCGTCATTTGCATATGCTGACATATTAAAACCATTTAAGTAGGTTACTAATGTAGTAGGTACAGTTCTGTTATTCATTGCTCTTCTACTGTCTGTATCAACCTTGTTTGGCATAACATTACCGTGTGTTGCTATTTGTGTACCACTAAGATTAACCGGTAATGTTTTTTGGTCAACAAAAAGTTTCTGACCTTGTTCTTTAATAGCTCTTACTAATAATTTAACTCCCTTTTTTACATTACCACCACCCATATGTTGTACTATAGCTTGTATAATATTTTGTGGTTCTAACTTTCTACCTTCACTACCTCCACCAAGAGGGAATGTATTAAATCTAGCAGATTGCATTAATGTTTGTAGTTGGTTATATCCTGGTATAGACTTAAGACCTCCCTTAAATCCTTTTTTCATTAAGTACTTGTTTATATATTCTGCAGAATCTTTTATTGTACCTTCCGCTCGTACTTCGTAAGCTTCACTAATTAAACTTAAACCCATGATTTCACGGTTTCTGTTTATCTCACTTAATATTTCTTTTTTCATAGTTCTATATTCTTTTATTATAAATACTTTGTTATAATTAAATAGTTAATTCCACAACACGTGGACTGTTTTTTCATTAAAATCTACTTCTAATCCAGTAGGGAAAACACTGTGTGAAAATAATTCATCTGACATTTGGTCTTCGTAATGCCACTTCCCTTCTTCATCACTACTAAATCCACCCATGTCGTCTACCATTAATTCGATTTCTTTTTCTACTTCTACTTTGGTGTAATCTTCATCGTATATTTCTACCATTGCATTTATAATTACACTAGTGGTGTAAACACTCACGTCTTTGATTCCCCAACTTCTTACATCCATATCATATCTCCATTTAACATAACAGTTTGTATATGTTACATCCATATCCTGACCACTATACTCGGTGAAATATTTTTCTAACCCGTAAAAACTAACATCTTGGACTTCAGTATTAAATGCGTTTGGGTCATCTGAATATTGTTCTTTTATTACCTTCTCAGTAATATTAACTAATTGACTTTCCTTTACGATTATTTTTTTCATATTATAAATAGCTTTTAAAGCTGCTAGCTTGCATATAAATAAATATAAGCAATATACTATAAATATTAATATAATTTTATTATTATTATAGCATGAAAAATTTAATTTTATGTTTATTACTTTTTGTTATTGCCCAGACCATGGTTTGGTTACAATTAAATGGTCAGTTTGTGTGGGACTCTTTTAGAAAATATGAATGGGTTCTTATTCTTTTCGGACTCCCTATTAGTTGGGTATTTTTAGAAGCTACTAGACAGGGTGTTGCTGCATTTGATGGTCTATTATGGCCACAAAGATTTTTAGCTTTTGCTTGTGGGATTATTATTTTTAGTTTATTTACTTGGATTCTAAAAGGTGAAGGTATTAACACTAAAACACTTATTTCTCTGTGTTTGGCAAGTTGTCTGGTTTTGATTCAGATTTTCTGGAAATAAACACTTACCATGATAGTATTTATATAATATGAATACCACATTTAAAGATATATTAACCGAGGATTATAAAGGAAACGTTATAACAAAAGCGTTACCCAAAGAACTCGATAATGCCCTTTTTACACTCATTCATATACTCGGTGGGTTCGATACCTCAGATGTTATTAACTTTGCAAGGAATGCAAACCATAGAGAGAAGAGACTACTAAATAAGATGGTTAATGACCTACGTTTATACGATAATGTGGGGGTCCGTGGTTTTGATAAAGAAAGTATAAAAAATTCTTCTAGGTACCGTGCTTTAACTATATTCTTAAAGACAATTGCTGATACAGGTGGTGCTGATTCTTTAATGGAACAAAAATCTCCTACTGACCCTTATTTTGATGAGTATGTTAAACCCGAATATAAAGATTATATTTTTAAACAATGGGATAAATTAGGTAAAGCTGATTACGGTGTTTTAAAGTATTTTAATGTTGGGGAACATGAGGGTACAGAAGATTATACGGATTTTCGTAATGTAGGTGACATTGTGTACCCCCTATTAGTAATGGAATGGTTAGGTGGTATAGAAAATACTGATTTTGCACAAGCTCCTTGGATGGAAACTAGTGAGATGGGTTTTGAAAATTTAAAATTTAAAGTTGAACCTATAGGTTTTGATTATTTATATGATGAATCTGTAGACTTTGGTGAATCTGGTTACGCTTGTTGGGATATCAGGGTCCTTATCGATAAGGATGGTGATTTGGTTACTAGTGAACCACCTTCTGAATGGGATGAACCATTCATACAGACCTTATTCCCAGAAAGTGCAAGAAATAAATTAAGTTCATTTAGAAATTATACTGAAGACCAAATGGAAACTATAGAATCTTTATGGGACCACTATGACCAGTATAGAGATTTAGTTAACCAGTTCTGTAGAGTTGAGGTTGTTTTAGTTTAACGACCTACCTTCGCAAACATTCCTTGAAAAATTTCTTCGATTGCACCTATTACGGCATACTGGTCATCACCCCAGTTTGATTTGTGTTTGTCTATAATCTTATCTACAACAAATCTTAAATCTTTTTCTAGTAAGTCCCATTTATCAGGACCTTCACTTTCCCACCAGTTATCATCCTCGTTAATTTTGTTAACGATTCTTTTTAACTGTTCTTCTGATATGATTATTTTTTTCGCCATTGTTTATAAGGTCTAATATAATAATGTTTAAAGAAGGTGTCTATCTTTTCCCACCCTAATCTTTTTCTTAACTTATTTTCCCATATTGTTAAAGGACAAACCAAAACTGGAGAAAATATTAAATGTAGAATCCAGGTATTAACTGGTAACCACACCCAGAATGGTTCATTAATAACTAATAGAGGAACTGAGATTAAAAACCCTATAATACCTAAATGGTGAAATAGGACTAAAAAATATAAAAGAATTTTTGTCATTAGACTAGTATCTTTTGTACTTTTTTCTTTTTCATCTCAGATAGTACCTTAACCTTCTTAATTAGAAGGTTAAGTTTTTTATCTATCTGTTTATAAGTAAGTTTTTTTTCTTCTACCATTTTAATAATTTATATCATATATAGTTCTTTGTGTTCTTCCTCTACCTATACTATCTGGTGTTAGTGAAACCGCACAAGTACCATTTCTAACATATGGATTTAACTCTCTTAATAAATAACCTAATGGAGATTCGTAGAAAGTGTTTATCCCGATAACATTATAAAGTGGGAACCAAGTTTCATTCACATTACTACAGTGATTTTCACAATCTGTTACTGTTAATGGTATTGTAGCCGTATTTATATAACTTTCACAACACATTGGTATTGGATATAGTGAATTTGCTTGTATATCCACACCATTTACTTCACTAACTTGAGTTTGGTCACACGCCATCCATCCAGCACATCCACTATTTAAACACTCTTCTAAAGAGGTGAATAAACCTGGACCACCCACACCATCTACTGGTACACACGCTTGTTGGTTTTCACCTACTAATGTGTTTGTTTCTACTGTACATTGGTAATATACCGTACCTGAAAAATCACATCCAGCTGCGTAACAGTCTTGTAGTGTTGAGTATTGTGGTGCAGCGTTACCAAAGTAAGCTAGGTAAGGGGCCGTACCATATTCTAAACACTCAGTATACGTTGGTGGATTACTTGGATTATCTACACAACTATAACCGTTTAGGGTTGCTCCTGTTAGAATAGGTGTCGTAGTTGTAATAACGTAGTCACCGTGGAATTGAGTTATTCCCATAACAAGTCCGTTTGGCATATAGTATGTCATACCATTTAGTACGTGGGTGTGATATGTCCCATTTCCACCCATGTGAGTTTCCGCACATGATGTTGTGGTGTATAATGGGTAGTAACCATTTACATCTAGGGCTGTACATGTTGTACCTATAGACATAGTATCATTACCACTTACTAAAAGACTTTTCCAACCTATCAAGGCTGAACCTTGTTCTTCGTAATTAGGGTAATATAAACATCCATCTAGAACACAAATACCTTCAGTACCATCAGTACAATGAGTACACTCATCTCTACCTAAGTAATAACCTTTTTTAGTCATATACTCAAGTAATTCAGTACCTTCAATAAAGTCATTTATAATGTGTCTAACTCCACCTAACATTTTAAAGTCTGTGATACTTTGTAATACCTCACCATCAGACCCTACAAAATCTACAGGACCAAACGAATTAGGTACACATTTACATTCTTTGAAACTCCAATGGTAACCTGGTATACATGATTGGGTCATTTCACAAACACATTTACATAGTGTCCAATCATAATAATAACCTGGTAAACAAGATACTGGGTGAGGACAAGGTCCACTTCCATCACATTGTACTTCTACTGTTCCTTTAGGACACACACATTGGTCAGGGGATAATGCTGGACTTAATTGAGTGATAAATCCATTTTTATCCATACAACATTTCCAACAATCATTAGCTGGACAACTATCCTGACATTGTTGTAGAGCGTCACCGTAATAAGGTGCTCCTATTGCGGTAATGTGTGTATATTGACAGAATAAACCTATACAAGGAATACAAGCTAAAGTACCTGAACCACCAGGACCGTCATCCTCAAGTTGACAGTTATATCCTATTTTAGGACAAGCCTGGTCACAAAGAGCTGCTGTTTGGTATGGTCCTGGAGTACCATTTATTAAACCTACACATCCTGCTTGTGGTGTACCTTGATTTAAACAATCATAATAGTGTCTATCACAACAGTTATTTGGATTATCTTTACAATCTTGTAGTGTTGGGTAACTACCTGGACTACCCGCAATAGCTCCTTGTACACAAACACAGTCACCTTGTAGTGTGCCTAATCCAGAACCACCAGGTCCAGTAGGTCCTGGTTGACAAGTCCACCAATCGTCTGGTGGTTGACAACATGGATTTGCGTTTGCTGCTAAATTACAACTAGGGAAATCACTGTAGACGTTACCTGTATTTCCAGTTCCTATTAATTCGTCACAATAACAAGGAGTTCCAAGACAGTCACAAATGTCATTGTATACTCTAATAGCCACTGGTGAAGTTAGACCAAAGTGGTAGTAGATGGCCTGAACGTATTGACTAGTAGGGTCATTTATATCAACTATATTTCCAGTACTCGGGTTTACCATACTTAATGACTGACATGCAGTTACTAAGTCTGACCAACTATCGAATTGACATCCTATACCAGGACATTGTTGTGTAACTGGGTCGTAATTGTTTGCCGTAGGGAAAGCCGGGTTAGGATTATTCAAACTACTGTTAGGTACCGTAAAGTATGTAAGTCTTCTCAATGTATACATTCCTGGATTTGTAACAGGGTCAAATGCTTGTTCTTCACACGCAGTTGGGAATGTGTTTACACCTTGAGCTACGTCTACAACTTTATAATTACTTACTGGAGTATATTGTAACATATTTGCTGGGTCTGAGAAATACTCAGCAGCTTTGGATATCATTAGACTAGTAGGTATGAGTGACCAATCTATATTTAGGAATGTTGCTCCACTACAAGTATCAACATTGTTTGAACCTGGGATACATTTCCATTCTCTACAATCTGCTGTACAAGCTGACATAGAATTATATAAACCTGTATTTGTAAGGTTAGGTACACAACCACTTTGAGTACAGTCGAAAGTTTCACCTGAACAACACGCGTCTACACATGGTTGGTAGTTAGAACTTGACCAATACCATCCACCAGTATGACCAGTACCATCTATTTCTACACAATCACATCCAGTAGGGGTACCGTAACATGGAGTTCCTTTAATTACAACTTCTCTTAAATCCGCGGCTAGTATTGTCGTAAAGTCATCATATGATGTACCAAGACTAACACTAAATCCTTGTTGTTGAGCTGCTGTAACAACATCGTCCCAAGTATTATGTGGACCAGAATACACAAATGGTGGTGCTCCTTGTACAGATTCTATATACATACCATCCGGTGCCCACCAAGTTCCGTTTGGTGATGGACAAGTTTGGACTGGAGATGAACAATTTACACAATCAAATTTGTAATAAGTTATATCCGCTTGTTGCATATTACCTGTAATAGGTGGTAATAAAGGTGATTGTACCGGTGCAGTTGCTGGGGATGCAATATAACTAAGTATATCTGAAGTTAGTCCGAAGAACCATGATGGTAACTCCGTTCTTGGTGTATTATTACCACCAGTATCACAAGAACCATAACAATCTCCATCTTCATCACAAATCCATTCTTTACAAACTTCTTCACAGTCTAATAGTGTTGGGAATGTACCATTACCACCCATTACTGGTACGCAACCTTGTATTGTACAATTAAACGTTGTAGTTGCTGATGGGTCTGGACAACAAACCGTTTCACAAGAAGCTGAAGTTGGGTATCCGTAAGTTCCTGGTATTTCTATACATCCACAAGGGTCTCCTGGACAAGTACATGTATTTAAACTATACCCTAAACTTTGTGTCACACTAAAGACTTGTGCGGCAGTCATATTTACAGTAACCGCAAGATTCCATGGTGGTGATTGAAGTTTACCTATAAAGTCTGCCCATGATATTGTCGAGATAACAGGATTATTAGTGTCTGTAAATGCGTTGATTTGTTGTATGTATTCCCAACGAGCTACTCCATCTGGTATCATAACACTATTTACGTCATGACATTCCTCCCCAACACTATTATTAGATGCTGAGATAGTACCATCGGAAACATATTTCATATCACTAAAGAATGTTGTTTGGAGTCCATTCATTGGATTAGAAATATAACCAATTGGGTTAAGATTACTAAAGTACTGAGAACTTACCATTTGTTGAGGTATCTCAACCAATCTACTTCCACAGTCTACACTTGAATTTACTGCGATTGTAGTTCCTGTAACACAAGACCAACTTGTTTCTCCAGAACAACATATTTCTTCACACATTGCTGATGTAGGGTAACCCGCTGAACCAGGTATTTCTACACAATGACATGGGTCATACGAAGGTGTTTGAGTTTGTCCAGTACAACCACACACATAAGTATTAGGTTGTGACCAAGTGTGGATTGCCTCACCAGCTGGTAATCCTAGTACATTAACAAAATAGAATTCAGCTTTAACATTTAATTCATCATAATTATCTGAAGATGTAACCGCCATACCTGCAGGTAGTGGTGTTGAGTTAATTACTGCTGCTACGTCATTTAGTAGGTCAGCCCAATTAAACCATTGTCCTGGTGGGAAGTTTCCTCCACCAAAAGCCCAACCCATACTAAATGTTCTAGTATTTCCGTTACTTGGTCCTAAATCTGCAACGAATGGGTCACAATCAAAGTAACCATTATTATTTAAAAACTGTGGACTACATAACTGATGTGTATAAGTCATCGGTGTTCCACCAGGACCTGTCCAAGGCATTTTTTCCCACTTCATTTCTCTAAAGTCGGTATTAAATAATCCATTAGATGGGTCTGTAATTATATCTCTTACTTGTTTTAAGTCATTAAAATTGTAAGGTGGTGTACCATCTCCTAAAGCACCTCCATAATATGTTGTAGAAACATCTATCATAGGTGAGTAATTAGGTACAGATGCTGAACCAAAGTTATATACGTTACTCATACATAAAGTACATCCAGGAGCAGAACTATCACATTCACAATATTCAAAAATACACTCTATACCAACATGATTACCAAGTACATTTTCTATAGCTTGCCAGTTATCAGTGTAAGGGAAGTTATAAGGTACCCCACCAAATAAACTATTAATATGGTCAACAAAGTCTGCCCATGTAGTTTTTATAGCTGCTTGTGCTACTGTTGGTTGTGCATTAGCAATATGTGTTATTCTACAACCTATTATCTTAGCCCAGTGACCAATCACTGCTGGACATGGACTTGCTGGTAATGGATATTGTTGACTTCCACTATCCCATTTTAAATTTTCAAATGGTGTGTTCCATAAAGCAAATCCACCAGCCGCTATATAAGATATTAGTGGTGTATAAGATAATCCTTGTACACCCACATCTACAGATGTAGCACATGTATCATTGGATACTATAGTGGTTCCTGTAACACAAGACCAACTTGTAACTGATGGACAATCTTCATCACAAGGTATCCAATATATTTTTTCTCTTACTTGTGGGATATTACTAGCGTAGTTGTTTGAGTAGTATACCCATTCATCATAAGGATTCATATTTGAGTTAGGCATTAGTAGGTTAACATATGTATAACAACATCTATTACCGTTAGCGTCCGCAAATATTACAACGTCACCCACTGAGTAAGTTCCAAGTGGTGACCACATACTAGCGAAGTTACCAAATGACACATTAGAATTTACTATATATTGAGTCCATTGACCTTGTGATTGGTATCCATAGAATGTTACTGAATCACAACCAGCACAATCACAACAACCATCCCCACCGTCAATTATGTTTGTATTGGCTAAATTGTTTGCTATACAATCTGCCATGGTTGGTTCTGGGTCACATCCACTACTAACCGGTGTTTGAACTAGTTCACATTCACAACTTGATGCACAATCACCACAAACAAAATTACAGAGATTTTGACAATCTGCTAGTGTTGTGTAAGGACCAAAAGAATTTGGTGGTGTTACATTTGATGGGTAAGGTAAACAACCTAATAACTCATCACACCAATAAACATCACTACTGGAAGTGGTTCCTGTAATATTAACACATCCATGCATCATACCATTAACTATATTGAATATGTTTGTTGCTCCGTGTACCTTATTACTTATTTGATTAACTAATGTTAATGTTTGTGCTTCTACCGGTGCAAATTGTAATGGGTTTTGTAATAACTCAATAACTCTTCTTTCTGTTGTTATACCATATATTGGTCCATTATATGGTGGAGTAAAGTATTGGTACTGTCCTGGGAAAGCAGGTACTGGTGGTGTCCAAGTACCATAGTTAAATAAACTATCTATAGTTTCACCCGTACCAATTCCTAGTGTTGTACTATTAATGTGACTTTCTTCTAATAAATTACCAGCTCCGTCAAATTTACCAACATATTGTGTTGTTCCACTACCATAAGTAATAATCATATTACCAGTTACATTATCATACATAATGTCTCCAGTACAAGTTAGACCACTAGGTAAGTCAAATTGGTATGTAGTTGCTGCCACATTTGCTGTTATATCTACTTTGTAAACTTTATCGTTTGCAGTTAATAATATATTAGGGTCTTCTGTTGGTGTTAAACCTCTACCAATATTCGATGAAAGTACCGAGATATTTCTGTTAAATGCGTATTGGAAATATGGGTAGTAAATTACATCGTATTCTTTAATTTCGTGTGCTGCTCCCGTGTCTGCGTATATCCATAACTTATTTTGTCTAGCCGCGATATCTATTCTTTCATACCCTGGTTCATCAAATAATTTAGTAGTTGCGTTTGTATCGAAGTCGTAGTAAAGTACACCTTCTTCTCTACCTGTAATTAAGATAGCACATTCTGGTATAGTAACACCTGAACAACAATCCCATTCACATTGTGTTTGTCCAGTTATTAAATGATAAGTACCACTATGTCCGGTACCACCAGTTAATATACAATCACAAGGTCCTGGTGTACAATAACAAGGTCCCACCATAGGTATTAACTCATAACCACCCTCAAACGGAGTTCCCGGAACACCATTCCAAAGAATTTGAGCTACCGTATTATAGTCCATAGTTAGGTTCCATGCGTTTGGATAATATCCGTTCTGTTGTAATCCTGTATTTAACCAGTTAATTACCTCAACCCAATTATTAGCAGGACCTGAAGTACCTGGTACAGTAAATGCAGCTGAACCACTTGGTGTGTGTCGTGCCGTAACCTGATTTAAATACTTGTAAGCTCCAAGTGGTGCGTCACAATCATTAAGAGACCAACCACATCCGTTACCACAATCCCATTTATATTGGTCAAAACTAGCTCCTTGTAATCCATTAACTGGGTCACAGAAGTAAGCTAAAGCGTCAAACGGTCCTCTATTTAATGGACCATATGAAGGAGAATATTCACTTATATCTGGTAAAGTACCTAATGAAGGCATAATCGTTTTATTTGAACACGAGTCTGTAATTGTTGAACTAGAAACACACTTCCATTCTTTACATACCGCTTCACAATCAGCTAATGCTGTTAATCCAGTATATTCTCCACTACCATTTCCTGGGTCTATACATCCATTTATTGTACATGTGTAAGAACTTATTGATGGACAACATCCACTAACAGGGTCTAAACATTCTGGTTCTGTATTATATCCTTGTGTAAATCCACTTTCACAACAACAAACTGTATCACATAAACAAGGTACCATATCGAAAGTCCAACCACAACCTGAATACCAAGCCATTGTTGGTATTGGTGAAGTTTGTGTTGTTATCATCGTTTCTGAACATCCAAACGTTAGTGGGTACATAGCTCCTAGTTGAGCTACATTATTATTAGTAGTTACACTATAACCTAATAAGATTGCTGCATCTATAAATTCACCCCAAGAACCATATGGTGTATTACCGTTAATATCTCTATGTGAAACACTTAAAATACTAAATAATGGCATCCCTGTTCCACCTGTTGCGTTTATACCCATACATGTTTCTATTGGTAATGTATATGGTAATGGATAAACTGATGTAACATCGTTAGGGTTTACAATACTTGTACCGACCATATTTACACTTCCTAACTGGAATGTAGTGGATGATAATGGAGTGTATGGGTCATAATAATGATAATCTGTTAATATTGTTTCTACTTGTCCGTATCCACCTAAATAACTTCCTATTGATGAAGAAGTAGATTGTAGTAGTGGCCACATTTGGTCTGTACTACTTGAGAATGGATATTGGATGTTAGTACCTAGTAAAGTTCCGTACGTAAAGTCTAGACCATTCATATTTGGTCCTAGAGTAGTTCCAGTAATTTCACCTAAACTATCCCCATTAGGGTCACATGTACTAACTTCTGTTGTTACACAAGACCAGAAGTCTCCTGGTACTGGTGGGTCACAAGTCTCATCAGTGTTACATTCTGTTTGACCATCAAATCCATTAGAAGCATTATCAGTAAAGACTAAACCTGTTATTGGTGAACTTTGAGTTACAAAGAAACATGGTAGTTGGTAACTTAACGCACCAGTTACTGGGTCTACTATTTCACATGTCCATCCAGTATATTCTGGACAACAACCACTTAATGGGTGTTCACATTGTGTTTCTGTAAAGTAAGTTCCACCTGTAGTGTATAATTCATAACAGAAACAATCTTCTTCATTACAACATTTGCCTGTATCTACCACACAACCAAAGTTATTACTTCCCCAATACTGACTATCTATACTTTGACAAACTTGTAAAGCATTTAAAGATGTTGTTAGTGTAAAGGATGCTGCGGCCGCTGTGTAGAATGCATTCCAGTTAGTATATTCTAAACCACCCGTAACACCTGGGTGAGAAATACTCTTAACATATTCGTAAGGTAAATAAAAAGTAGGGTTAACTGGATTACCAACAGTAATAGTAATTTCTTTATAACATGATTGCCATTGGTATGCTGGATTTGTATTTGCTTGTACGTCTGCCCAAGTATAACCCACCATAGGTACATTAACACCAGAGTTATTTGTTGTATAACTACGTACCATTCTTTTGTGTCCAAATACACCTGTTGGGTTCCCTACTCTAAAGTAATCAACAGCTGTAAACTGGTCATTAAACGCACCTATATATGGTTTAGTATCACAAATAGGTAAATAAGTTATACCTGATGTACAATCCCAAGAAGTAGCCGAAGTAGTTCCTGTGTCAGGACAACAAGCTGGTAATCCGGTTGTACCACTAATACAATCCGCGTAAGTAGTATACTGACCTGTACCATCATAAAGTTCAATACACTCACATGGTTTAACTGAACAATGACATATTTCATCACAAACTTTTATAGTTTGTCCTGATTGTGCGTAAACATAATTGTTAACATTAGAGTAACTCATACCAGATAAAATACCTGTTGTACCAGCACCCTGCATTTGATTTATAAATAAGTTCCAAGTGTTGTAACTAATATTCGCGTTTAATAGGGAGTAAGATACTGGTTCTATTTCGTATAATACACCACCATTTGGTCCTGCACATGCCCCACTAACATTTACTGCTGGAGTCGTAGACTCATAAGTTAATGTAGTTAGGTCTGTATTTGGTAAGTTAACTGTTAACCAATCCCAAGCATCAGTTGTAGAATTGTACTGACCTGGTAAAGTTGTTTTACCACTACAACTATCTAGTGTAGTAGCTGTTACACAACTATAAGTTATATTTTCACAACATGCTGATTCTGCTGCACCTGAACTAGTAAATGGTCCTTGTGCAGTACTAGGTATAATAACATAACCATCATCACAGAATATATCACATGGTACTTCATAACAAGTACACCATTCTGTATTTTCTTTTAATGCAAATCCACAATTTTGTAGGGTAATAATTACACCATCAGAACCCCCAAATAAAGTACTTGAGTTCCAATTTGTCTGAGATGAACCATACGTTGTTGGACATCCTTGTGGATTTGGTATTAATGTTAATAAGTCATTCATAACACTATTCCAAGTAGTATGTGGTCCTCCAACAACTACATCAACACCTGATGTAGCATCTATTATTTCTATAGAGTTAAGAACTTTATAATACCCTTGTGAATTTGGTGCCCAAACACCTCCAGTTATATTAGATGGATTGTTCGGTAGGTAAATGTTATTTGGTAATTGTGGTGACTCACACGTACTAGGTGGTACCTGAGTTACATCTACTGAATCTGGTACTGCTGTAAATTTGTAACTACTAAATGTACTTAAATGGTGTTGAGTTGTTGACACACTTCCAGCACCATTGCTTCCACCAAAATACATTAGTACTGTAGAAGTGTAGTAATTCTGTGTCGGATAGACTGGATTATTTGGGTTGGCCCCAGTAGGGTAATAATTATCTAGTCCGATATATTGGGTGTCTGTCTTACTATCACAAGTGTCTGCTATATAAGCTTCAGTACAATACCAGTCTATTGAACAATTTGCCGTACATGAAGTTAAAGCCGTATATGTTGCTGCTGTATTTGGCCAAGATGTACATCCTGTTGTACCACCAGTACAATTTACTGTACATGTCCATGACTGACATTCTGCAGTACATGCTGTCCAACCAAATATTGAACTTCCTGAACTTCCAGCTGCTGCCCCATAGAATGTACCACCAGAACCTGTTTGTTCTATACAACCATTAGCTAGTGGCCATGATTGACTTGGTGTATATGTTGTAATGTCTTCACAATTGTAAGATGTACACGCGGTAACACAACCACCAGAACTTGTAAATGTCCCACCAGTACCTGCTTGTGTTGTACATCCTGTTGTCATACAGTTCCATGAAGTACACGCACTTTCACAATCTGCTAAAGTAGTGTAGTAAGTCGGTGTACCACCTGTTCCGTTAAATGGAACACAACCATTATATGTACATTCATAAGAATAACATTCACCAGTACATGCTGATAAAGTTAAGTGTGGGTATTGTGAAGTTTGTAATGTGGCAGCCGATACACATAAAGATAAATTAGATTGTATTGTATTTAAGAAACTAGATAAATCATTATTAAATCCATTCGTCGTATATTGTCCAAAGTTTATATTATACCCCCAACCTTTAGTATCTAATTTACCTACATTTGGTGTATAAGCATCAACCGTTAATAAATAAGGGTTACTTACTTCTAAAGCAGTTAAATCAGCGATTGCACATAATTCTGGTACACCACCTAAAATACCACCACTAGTTAATCTACGTGGTGCGGTACCTGCTTGCCAGTTTTCTCCTTGAGCTCCCACAGTTTGATTTCCTGAATCTATAGCTGCAACTACATGTAACGCAAATAATTCGTTATCTGGTGATTGAGGTGAGAATGAAGCTGTTGGATACATATAACAATTTAATGACCCACCTGCTGTAGTTACTGTAGCGTATGTAGCAGAGTATGCTGTAAAGTCTACCTTCCATGTTGGTGTTGGTTGGTCTAATGGGTTAGATAGTGTAGCTGCAAAATTAGGTATTGCGTTATTAGGACTACCTGCATCATCTGAAGTATAAACATTATTACTATTTAAACCATTCGATGGTCCTGATTCATCTATAAATGTAATTACTAATACATTATCGTCATGGTCTGCTGCTGGTGCTGGACCTGTTGTTGTTATTCCAGGGAATAAGAAGGTTGAGTTACCAGGAGCCATATTATCGTAAACATTCGTCATAGACATCCCACTTGCCCAATCTTTAACTAACATAGCAGTTGGATTTTGGAATATTGTTGACGTTCCAGCTGTAAATTGTGAGTGGTAAACTGAACTAGCCCAACTTAACCATCTTTCATCATTATTTAGTGTGTGATATAAACTACCTGTAAAGTTTTGGAATCCTAGGACCCAATTCTCTAAACCTGTGATAGCCTGTTGTACGGCTGTTAGGTCCATAGATGTGGTGTCGTAGTATGCGTATATTTTACTATCTGTTTCTATCGGGTTATTTAAACAACCCCACGCTATACAACTACCAGTACAAGCTGATTCTGCACTGAAAGTACCTGTCATACCAGTACCTTGTATGTCACTACACCCACCTGTTGTACATTCATAAGATATACATGCCGCTGTACAAGCGGTTAATGCTGATATTGATGCGGTAGCGTTATAGAAAGTTCCACCTGAACCACCACCACCTTGAGAGTTATATTGTAAACATCCTTCTACTACTACTCCAAGTACAGTAGGTGAACAATCATAAGATATACATGTTGCAGTACAAGCTGTAGCACCCCACTCTGGGTTCCTCGCGTTAAAATAAGTTCCACCGGAACCTACTTGTGAAGTACATCCAGTATCACCACAATTATAAGAGGTACATCCACTATCACAAGCAAGTGCTGTTAGGTAAGTTCCACCTGAACCAACATCTGCACTTACTTCAGTACAACCAGTAGACGTACAATCCCAAGACCTACATCCACCACTACATTCCCACTCGTAGAAGAAAGTACCACCTGTTCCGTATAATGGTGCGTTATATAACACACAACCACCAGTTCCAGGTATTTTACCACCTTCTCCCATGGTACCAGTACTACAAGAATAAGATGTACATTGACCGGTACATGCTGCTAATGTAGAAAATTGTCCGTTCGAACCACTTACTACTACACAACCATTAGCGGCACAATTCCAAGTTGTACAATCACCGGTATTTGTATAGTCTGGTGATAGATAGTCCATTCCCACCTCTAAACAATGGGTTAAACTACTATATGACCCACCTGTATATGTTTGTGGTATACATCCAGTTGGGCTTCCGTTGTATGAGGCACCTAAGCCTTCTGGACCACATTCATAAGATATACAATTTTCTGAACATGCTGTTGTACTCGTAAAGGTTCCTCCGGTTCCGTAGTTTGGTACATTCCATAAACCACATCCACCGTCTGTTATGGTACCACAAGAATAAGATACACAAGTTGCGGTACAAGACGCGGAGGTACTAAAAGTTCCACCAGTACCAGTTACTTCACTACAACCTGAAGTACCACAATTATAAGATACACAAGATGCGGTACAAGCTGCGGATGATACTATTGGTAATTGTGTTATGTCTTGGTATGTACCCGATAAATTACTTAGTTGGTAACACCCATTATCTCCACAGTTAAATGATGCACAATAATTAGTACATGCTGTTTGTGTTGGGAATTCATATATTGAACCTGTAGTTGTACCGGTTTGTTCTATACAACCTAGGACTGTATTACACTCCCAATAGGTACAACCTGTTTGACAATCTAATAATGTATCAAACTGAGCGTCATTACCAATCTCTGGGATACACCCGAATTGATTATCACAGTTATAACCTGAACAATTAATCTGACAATGTGTTTCACTACTATAAGTCCCACCTGTACCACCTGGTTGTACATAACAACCACTTGCGCCACATTCCCAACTTTCACATACCAATGTACAATCCGTATTACTACTAAATGTACCACCTGTACCATAATAAGAATAATAACTTACACCATCTGTTGATGTATATGGGAAGGTTGCTCCTGTTGGTGAATTGTGGTCTACACAACCTTGAGTAGTACATGAATAAGAGTAACAAGATGCTGTACAATCAGCTAAACAACTATATTCTCCGGTTACTGCAGTATAACATCCATTATCACCACAATTAAATCTTGTACAACCAGTACATTCACCTAAACTAACCAATCCTTCACATAAAGTTTGTGAACTATATGGGAATTCTGCATCAATTGCGGTATGTCCTGATGTACATATAGTAGTACATGCTTGAGAAGTACCGGTCATAAATGAAGTTAAATCTGTTTCAAAAATAGTTTGCTCGTATGTGTCAAATCTAAAATTAATTGACCAACCATATTGGTCTAATCCACCCCATGTTGGTGTTGTCCCACTCCAATAAGGATTATCGATACTGAGCACGACCATATTAAATTCACACTGAGCGTGTGTCCAAGGTTGTAAATACCCATACAAGTTGTTATCTAAAGGATATGTTGAATTGGTCCATTTACCATCTAGTGGACTATTGGTTCCACTATGTATCGCAGCTATAGAATGTAAAGCAAAACCTCTGTTTGCACTATTACCACCAGGTTGTGTAACTGTAGGGTATAGAAAACTTCTTATATTACCTCCCGTACCACCTCCCGCGGTAGTTGCAGTAACAGCGTTATGTATTGCGAAATATCTTGCGTGGTCAGCTTTCCAGTCCGACGATGGTTCACCAGCAAAACTACCACCATTAGCATGGTACTGAATAGATGATTCATCTTCGAATACTATAGTGATTACGTCGTCTGACGTAGATGCCGTCATTACTCCACCATAACCTTTTGTGGTTTGACCATTAGCCCACAAATAACTATAACCAGGTTCACCAGTACTTCCAGGTGCAAAACTATCATGAACAGTGTGTGTTGCATTTCCAGTATAATTTCCAGGACTAATCCAAGAATCAAATCCTGTAGTAGGGTGGTACACCTCTCTTATTACCTCTACCGGTCTACTAGTACTATTAATCCAATATTGGCTTCCTTGTCCAAATCCCATATAACCCCATTGAGCAGGTGCATCATAAGTTATACCAGCTGCTAAGTTATTAGGGTCTGTAAGATATGACGATGGTGAATTTTCAGTAAACCTATAACCATCCATATTATAAGCTATGGTAGGGTAAACTAACCATCTTTCTGACCACCATAACATGTGATAGGTGTGTCCTGTAAATTCTAAATGATTTTCCGTCCAATCAATAATACCTTTAATTGCGTTCTCTGTTTGAGTAGCGTCCATAGAGGTAATATCATAGTAAACATACATTACACTATCTGGACCTATGGATAGTGGTTCACAACATTGCCAACTTATACAAGCTCCGGTACAAGCTGATAAAGTTGTATATTCGTTAAATCCTAAAGCGTTAGGACTTGTTCCTCCACTACCAGGTAGTTGTAAACAACCATTTGTGGTTCCTGATACTGCAGAGTTATAATCGTTTGGTAAAATTCCTGATGCCGCGTAACTAGCTGTTACACATTCAAAGTGATAACATGATGCGGTACATGAGGACATTTCTAAATAAGTTCCTGTAGTTCCTGTTCCTTGGAAAGGACCATAACAACCTTGAGTAGTACATGAATAAGATTGACATTCTGCTGTACATGCAGATAAAGAATTAAATTGAGTGTCACCTGTTTCTTGCACACAACCATATTCACCACAAGTCCATCCTGAAGTAGTATTACATGTTTGGGTACATGCTGTCTCAGCGTCTTGAGATGTTGCGTATATCCCACCAACACCGAAAGTAAATGTTCCTTGTGGGTCTTGGTAACAAGGTGTTCCTTGACCATCACAATACCATGGGTCTAGTGATGGGAAACAATTATCGTTACATTCAACTAGTGTTGTGTATGGGTACTCTACTGTCGCTGAAGTTTCAGCAGAAAGACATTGTGTTGCTGGAGTAACTACTGTACCTATTGAAGAATTTAAAGCGGCACCTAATATTGCTGAGTCTGTAGCTAAAAGGCTTACATTAATACCCCAACCTTTATCTTGTAATCCACCCCACGTTGGGTTACCTGCTATCCAAGCTGTGTTAACTGAACCTCCATAAAATGGACCAGCGTTTGTAGTCCACATGTCCGAACCCTGTTGACCACCCGATGTTGATACATCACTAGGTGACCAGTAACAAAGAACTTCACCTGGACAACTTAAGTTTTCAACAC